TGGGCTGCGTAATCCACCGCCATCGAGACGTTTTCAGGACCACGGGCCTCGACCACTGACGGGGTGATACCGACGCCTAGCTCTTCCTTAGCCTTCTGTACGACCTTGGCGACCTTCTTGGCACTGTGCTTTGCCTCACCGACACCGGAGGCTTTCTTGGCCTTTTGCACATGACGCCAGAACGTCGAATCGGACACCTCGGGGAATCTGTCACGCACCGGTTGCCAATCGGCGCTCCCATTGACCAGCAAGTGCTCAGTGATAGCACTCTCAAGTTCGGCCCGGTTGTTCTGTTTTGGTTCAGCCATAAGGGGTTTGTTTTTTCACTCGTCTAGCGTTTTTGTGACAGTGACAGCGAGAGTTAGGTTACTGTCACGAATTACTGTCAAAACCATGACAGTGAGTGACAGTGCCTGTTAAAAAAGGTTATCGACGTAGCGGTATCGAGTGTGCTTTCCGCAGTGGTCGCAGCGGCTTTTGCGGCGGATCGTGTACTTGCCAGGCATCCATTCATGGCCGAATATCAGGCAGCGCAACCAGGCCATCACTTGCGCCTTTCCGAAGCAGCAATGAGTGCGGCCAACTCTGACGAGTGGGCACCATAGCGGGCGACAACCTTCACGAACTCTTCCACATCGTGCCCGGCCAAATCCCACTTAGGCTCACCCGTCACCTTGTCGAATGCGGGCATACCGTACTGGTCTTCCTTTTGGCGCATGTGGCACGTTTCATGGAATACCAACACCTCACGCCCCAGTTCATCGGTATCCAGCCAATACCCCAGATCAAGCACCACCAGGAAGTCAGGGATGAATCCCCACTTCTCTTCCATCATCCACTCAAACATCGGCTTAAGCTGGCCCTGTACGGAGGGCACATAGACGGTACCGAGAACCTCCCGCCCCTGGCGGACCGTGGGCACCGTCTTATACAGCCACTTCACAACGGGCTGGCCCTCTTTGAGGTGTAGAAACTCGGGGCAATCCTCTACCAGGCGCTCATAAATCTCTTCTGGCTTTGGTAGCGCCCGCTGATCGGTCTCAATAAACATTATTCAAACATCGAACCAGGGAGGTGCACCGGGTTAGTTCGCCGCTTCTGGCTCCCACGCTCCCGCTTGGGAAGCTCTCCCTTAGCCACATACTCCTGAGGCACTTGCGGCCCTTTGGCTGGGTTTTTCTGGCAGGTCAGGATATGCCCGTGCGTTCCCCACGTCACACCACAGCAGCACACGTCCTCCGGCTGTCCGATAGCACGGTTACCGCAGGATGCGCACCGATACTCCACGGTGTCGCCATCCGTCCGGCTCATGATGCGCCCGCGACAGGTTCGGCATAGGTGAGGCTCGAAGTCCCACCCTTGATCGTCAGGCACTGGCATATCCATACCGGTCTCCCAGAGTTACAGCGTATCCGTCAGTGACTTGAGCGGCTTGAACTTAACGCTCACCTTGGGATCGGTCAGACCGAACACTTCACCGGTACGCGGGTTGCGACGGATGCGCGGCGCACGGGTAACTTTGGTCAGGTGGGCCACACCGGGAATCTGGGCCTTACCGGTCGATACCAGGTCTTCAGCCACGACTTCGGTCAACGCTTGAAGCACTCGGGCAACTGCGGCCTTTTTCTCGCCACTCTTGCCGGTAATGCGACGAACAATATCAATCTTGCTCATAGGTCTCTCCCTGCCGCGGTTGAGTATCCGAATCGCCTTGCGGCTCCTGGTAATCCGGGGTTGGTACGGTTTCAACGAAATACACGGGGTTTTCTTCTTGGGCGATGACGGTACGCATAGCCTCTCCCTTACCGGAGACGACGCGATCCAGACGACGCAGCTTCAGACGACCATTGCGACCCACCACTGAAATCATTTCCTGGTAGAGCTTCGAGCAGCGCACCGGTACCTGGCCCTTGGCATTCTTGCCAATCAGCACTTCGCGCTCCCGGTTGTAGCAGGACACGCAGACCGATCCCCGAATCAGACGGGTGGCTGGCTTCTCGCAACGGGCACAGACCAGACCGGCATCACGGCGCACTTCAATCTCGGTAACGCCCGCATGGCACGCCCCAGTCTCGCAGCCATCGCACAATTCCATGCGACGAATTGCCCGCGCCTTGGCCGTGGTGGCCTCGGTGAAATTGCGGGCACACGCCCCTTCGGACAATGTGCCGTACCCGGACGGGCAGACAAAATAGCGACCCGGAACGCCTGGATACTCGAAGTATTCGACCATGCTCACCCTATTCAAACGCTAACATTTGGTTGACGATGTTCTCGACCTCTTCGCGGCTACGGAACCCGGCCAAACTCAGCACCCGGTCCCACAGCACGTTGAAGACATCCTTGTAGAGGTCATTGAACTCAAGCTCATCCATATTCGAGAACGAAATGGATTTGGCTTCCTTGCGTGGGGCACCATCCGCCCCAAAGACCAATTCGTAGTGACCGGACAAAATCACCATGTCCTTACGGAATCGGTCAAAATTCTTCTGAATCTGCATCCCGCGGTATTCCATGCCCTCAGGGCTTGGCACCCAGGCGTCATACCCGAGATTGAGCAAGGCAAAGAACTTGCGGTGAAACTTCGGGTTGCGGCACTTCTTGACCTTGATCCAGACGCCCTCACCCGCTTTCAGGCCACGGATATATTCCTCAGCCGCTGGGTCGTGCGGCACCAGGGAGTAACCCTTGCCTTTGGCGACGAGCAACTCTTTCATTGCAGCGTCCCCCGGTAGCAAACATCCGAGCCATGTAGACATGAGAGCTTGTACAGGGCTTCGTGCACCTCTTCCTCAGAGACGCCGTAATCCTCGACGGCCTCAGACACGACAACATGGCCGGTTACCCGCAGACGGATCAGTAGCATGTCTTCCAGGCTCCACTCGGCAGGATTAGCGCGACAACCCATTACGCCTCACCCCACTTGAGAACAACCTCAACGCGCTTTTTGTTCAAAACCGCATCAGCAAACTCCTGGGCCTTCTGGCGTCCGTAACGGGCAATCCAGTCTTTCACCAAGCGTTGCTTTTCTGCGGGGCGCTCACATTCAACTGCCGCCTTGATTTCACGGAACCACATCTGACGGTATAACCACGCTTCGACGGCCCACTTAGCCTCACGGATAGCATCCTCCAGAGACATATTCAGTTTGGTGCCCATGAAGTCGGGGACATAACCCAGGAAGCGCGATTCAGCGTGTTCGTCCCAGACGACACCCTTGACCAATTCACGGGGCACAGGCCCGCTCGACAAGTCTGCTGGTACCACGATGGGCTTGTCGGAAAGGCTCATACCGCTACCCAATGCTTTGTCATTCTGCTGTACACGCGGACCGGTTGATTGCCTTCCAAGTGTCCCGCCTTGCGCAAATCGTCAGCGATTCGCATGAAGTCAGCAACACCCTTCTTCTCAAGTTCGAGAACGGCGTTAAACGCGATGACGCTCACCGGTTTTCTCGCCCAATCCTTACCGTCTCCAACCATGCTACGAAGCCTCCGCTAAGCGTGCACGTACGGTTTCGGCAATCCGTCGCTTTTTCTCGACCAGTTCGGACCGGCCAGCATCTTCTGCTTTCGCCGTTGGACGACCAATAATCGACTTCAATTCTTCTAGACGACGACGGGCCAAGCCGTCATCCACAACACCCGGCGCTGGTAAAGCCGCAAGGGCCACAAGACCGCTAAGCGGCAGAACATCAGCCGACGGCGGCATAAGCGCGGCCACGGTTGTGCTCGGCAACAGCCCAATGCGTTCCGCTTTCGCCAGGGCTTCAATACGACGGCCTTTGTCCCAACCCAGGGAGGCGGACCACACTGGCTTACGCGACACCTCACGGTTCTGGCGCACGATTCGCTCGTAGGCATCACGGAAAGCCATGCGTGCCCCTACCTTGTCGCCACAATCCAGGACCGGGCGGGCAATGGCAAAGGCTTGTTGCATTTCATCGGACCAAACCACGGTTTCAGCTTCGTCAGTGGCACCAATCGCCAGCGACCAGGCTTCGTCACCCGTCGGGCGACCGTCGTCTTCGTTAAGTCGATCAATGATCGCGGACAGGGTTAGGCGTCCCGTCAGTTCTTTGCGGCAACGCTCCAGCGCCCGCAGTACATTCACTTCCGGATAGCCCTTCAGGTCGTCATCCATGACGCGCAGCGCCGCAGCAGACAGTTCGGTACCGGTCAATTCGGCAGTAACGGCAATCGCCATCAAAACTTCGTTGCTCACTTGGCACCTCCCGTCGAAGCGCCACGTTCGGCAAGAACCTCTTGCAGGGCGGACATGGTGGCACCAGAGCGATCAGACTGGCGGGCTTTGGTGCTGGTGATGACACGACCAGTCATCCACTCCGTGCGCAGCTTCTCAGCATCGCGCAACAGGGTATCGACGGTATGGCCTCGGCTGACGTAGAACGACGCAGAGTGCCCAGGGAACCACCGTGCAATGTCCGGAGCGTCAACCATGCCGACGCGCTTGACGAAGTTCACCACCTGACCCGAGACTTTGGCGTTACGCACCGGCTCGACACCGTAGCGGGCAGCGTAGCCAGAGCAATAGCCATCCCAGGTGTTGCGACAAGCCTCTTGCATTTCAGGGGACAACACCGTTTTGGGTTTCCGTGTTGCGTTAGCAACCGGACCTGCCGGAATCAGTTGTGCACCCTCTGCGACGACTGCGACCGCATCGCTGCAACTGGTTTGTTCCTTGGTATGTTCATTGGTATGTTCTTTGCGTATAGCCGAATCGGCTACTACGCGTGTAGCCTGATCGGCTAGGGTTTGAGTAGCCCGTTCGGCTACCGTAGTCGAATCGGCTACCGTAGTTTGTTCGGCTACCGTAGCCGATTGAGCTACCGTAGCCTGTTCGGCTACTGTTCTTTTCTTCTTCTCAGGCAGCGTGTCCGGAACGGTTATCGTGTAACGCGTGGACTTTGAGTAACCACCGACACCCTCCTTAGTCAGCCAGCCCATGTTCACCAGGTCCGTCGTTGCGGAGCTGATATTCGAGACGTGCATACCGGTACGTTCGGCAATCGCTGCACGCGACGGCCAGACGGTATTTGTGCTCTTGTTACGGAATGAAAACAGGGCGACCAGGACGCGTGTGTGCTCCAGCGTCAGCCGCTTGTCTTTGATGACTTCAATAGGCACCAGGGCGAATGTTCCGGCTTCCATCACAGAACCTCGACCCCGAAAAAATATCCCGTAGAGTCAACTTGAACCGACGCTGAAGGGTCGGTAAAATCACGGTCAGCCATAAGATTTCCTTTCCTGTGAAGGAGTTTTTTGGTTAGAAGCCGATTGCTGTTCGCGCAGCTTTCGGCTTTGTTTTTTTGGGAAACTTCCATGATGGAGTCACGACAGAGACGCGCCTCCAGCAAGGGTTTTGCGCCATAACGGCATAGGTCGGCAGTGTCCAGTTTTGGAAGGTGCGAAACCGACGCGTTGAAGTATTCCGGCGCTCACAGCGCGTCGAATCACGCCGCCCCATGCTCGGGTATCGTGCGGCTCATCCACCTTGCCAGCGGACGCTAAACGCACGTCCTCGGTCATGAATGGACGGTCACCGACGTTAGCCAGGTACTCCAGTAGAAAACCGTGGGCATCATCGGACCAACCAGGGCACTCCCGGTTAGCCTTGCCCTCGACGTGTGCCATCGCGTTGTCACGACCACGCTTGGCAAAACTCAGAGACAGTTGCGATTCCATCAAAAGACCTCCCGCGCCCAACCGCCGCCGTTTTTCTTCGGCAGTTTCTTGAGCGCGATGAATTCAAAGGGATACATTTCTGACGCCACCTTGATCTTGACGCGGGCATCATCTGTCCAGAAACCTTTGGTTTCGTGAATCTGTATCTGCTGGTTTGGCAGCATTACGTTGAAATCTGGGGTGTAAAACGTGTTGTCTGCCAGACGGAATTTCATGCCCTCGAACCTCCACCAGAGGATTTCGCCCGCCAATAGCTGCAACTTGAGCAGATTGGCATACTCAGCCTCGGTTTTGTTCATGTCGCCCTTCTTCAGGCGACCAAGGGCATACATCGGCAGACTCATGACCGGGCCTTTGGCAACCCTTCAAAGAAGTCTTTTGTGCTGCGTTCAGCTAGAACACGGAGCACCTGGTAATCATCGGCACTGATGGTGACGCCATTTTTTTCAGTATCCGCGAACGAAAAACCCAGGCACGCGAGTATTTTCGCCACCTCAGCCAGGTCGCGCTCTTTCCAGCGAGACATCGTGGAATCAGACCAACCCAGCGCCTCAGCCACTTTCGTAGCTTTGCCGGTTAAGCGACGGCGGATGTCGCTCTCTATTTCCCTGGCGTTCTTTTCAACATCTGCAAAATCGGTTTGCATGTTGACGGCTCCATTTCCTTGTTTTTCACACAACTGACAGCGAAACTATCGTTGTGACTGGTTGAGTTCTCTACGACGACCTGACCGGCCCTTGCGACCCACAAGCATCCGCTTAGGGTTTTCAAGGCCGAACCGAGTCAGGACGTGGCCAGAGGCCTCGACTAGACGTTCGGTTAATGATTCGGAGGGTCTTCGTGTGTCGCAGCAGTAAATCAACTGGTAGAGATAGCCAACCGTTGTGTTTCCCTGTTTTGCCAACATATGAAGCCCATCCAAACCATTTTTTTCAAAGTATTCAGATAGAGTCACCCGGAAATTTTACCTCCCAGGGAAAGGACAAGCAACCCAACCAGGGATATTTACTTTTTTGGACAAGGGGCATCTAATCGCCCAAACCGCTCCAACAAGCGAAAGAGACACATGGACATCAAACAAATTCGGCTTCACAACTTCCTGGCACTTGCTGCCGGTTACGAAACCAAACAAGAGTTCTGTCAGGCGATAGCGATACGCCCGGCATACTTTTCACAGGTGAAGGCCGGTACCAAGGCCATCGGTGACAAAGTAGCCCGACGAATCGAGGAAATGCTCGACATCCCAACCGGCTTTCTGGACAAGCTCCAAGACACGCGCAAAACGGACGAGCATCTGCCCAGCAGCCCCTCGATAAATCTGGCGTACCTGATTGATGACATGCCGCCGATAGTCCGCGAACGTCTACGTAGCCTAATCCTTGCCGTTGCGGCAGAGCTTGGTGAGAAGTCCGCTAGGCAGACGAGTGTTCACGCACTCAGCTTGCGTTCAGAGAGCACCACTCCCGATACACGGGCGATTGAAAGTTTTTCAATCGACACGGGAGAAGAACGTGCGCAACAAGGTAATAAACCTGTCCGACTTCCTGGTAACGCGAAACGAGGTTCCTAATACCGCGCTCCAGGACATAATCAGCGAGGCAGAAGCAGACGAACACGCCGCGCTGGCAGTCGTCGTCATAGGCGAGGACACCTACGACATTGTTTTGGAAGAATCCGCCAAGACACTAGACAACGTGCGACTACTGGGGGGCATTCGCGCCCTAATCAGTCAGATCAACATTCGCCTGATGGATTCAGAGCTACGCGATACCGTCAATGATGACGGATCAAAGCATCGCGTCGTGTAATCGGCGCTCCGCAACAGCAAATAAACCAGAGGCGGTCAATGCGTCACCGCCCGACACCTTTCCGGCCATACCAATCCTCACACTGCCCGTCTTCTTATCGACGGCACAGTAGAACACGGCCTTTGGCCGACCTTTGGCGTTTTCTTCAGCCGCTTCCAGCTTCTCTACCACGGTGCCAGGCTTGGATGTCATAACGTCAATTCCCCTTTGGTTATAGGGATTTTACACACCGCTATCACTAGCCGGTAGCGTCTATGCGTATCGGCAAGTTATTTGCAACATGAGTGGCGCAAATCAGCAACACCAAGACGATTGCATAGAAGAGCTGCGCCCGCTGCGCGAGTGCGTTGCAACGCCAAAAACACAGTTTTTGCACCCGTTGTGGGAAAAAAAGAGACACCAAGTAAAAAAATTCACCTTTTGTGGGCTTGACAACTTTCCCTGCTAGGGAAATAATTTACCCGTCCAAGGAAATTCTTCCTGGTCAACAAAAGGAGAAGTCGATGAAAGCTAATGCCATGCGGTTTCCCGTGATCTACGGTGAAACCGACACCTTGGAAAAGGTATCCGCCCACCTCAAACAATCCGGACTGCGCTTGTCTAGCCATTACACCGGCTATCTCTCAGCCGTTCCCATTTCCAGAAAGGGAACCGACAGTATGACGGCACTTTCCGAAAGTGACTACCTCATCCAGAAACGCCGAGAAACTATCGCTGCAATGGGTGCCAACTGGGTCAAACACCCAGATTACAAAGCCAATCCGCGCCATAGCAACAACCCTGAAATCTACATTCCGGCCCGCCGCGAGTTCCTGACTTATATCAAAGCCCTAGCCCGCATCGACCGTGAGAAAAACCCCATGTTTCAAATGGTCCAGGCCATAAGCCGCGCCACCACCGAAGGAGTGCCAGCATGAACGAAACACTACCAACCCAAACAACCCAATCAACCGCCACTCCGTGCTATCTGCCGGTACCTACCAACTTTGAAGAGGCCTACCGCATCGCCAAAGTGCTTGCCGCCTCTGACCTGGTACCCAAAGACTACAAGGGAAAGCCGGAAAATTGCCTGGTAGCAATGCAATGGGGTGCCGACATTGGTATGGCCGGTCTTCAGGCGCTGCAAAACATCGCGGTCATCAACGGTCGCCCTTCTATCTGGGGTGATGCCGCAAAAGCCCTTGTCCTCTCCCACAAGTCGTGCGAAGACATTGAAGAATATATTGAAGGCGAAGGCAACGAAATGGTTGCTGTCTGCATCGCCAAGCGAAAAGGCAAGAAACCGAGCGAACAACGATTCTCGGTAGCCGATGCAAAGACGGCGGGTCTGTGGGGCAAACAAGGACCGTGGACCAATTACCCGAAGCGTATGCTTCAGATGCGTGCCCGTGGCTTTTCGATACGCGACGCTTTCCCTGATGTGCTGCGCGGCCTGATCCTGGCAGAAGAGGCCCAGGACTACACCGAAAAGGATATGGGAGCTGCCGTTGTTGTTGACGATAACGGCAAGCCGGTACCGCCAACCACGCAGACGCCACCGCGCAAGCCGCCAACCAAAACCACCCCGGACGCAACGCCTGAACAAACGCCCGCTGAAAACGGTGGATCGCCTATTCCGCCCGAGTTCACTGACACCAAAAAGCCGGAATCAACAGTAATCGACGGCACTACCGGTGAAATCGTTGATGCAGAAAAGCCACCCAAAGCTACGCCCGCCGCTACGACTACCAGCGCCAACAGCCCAATGGCTTCTGAAGGACTGCTGAAGGTTGTCCGCACAAAGCTGGCCGCAGCCAACATTGAAGAGTCGTTTGTCCTGGAATCGTTCAATCTGGAAAGCCTGAACGCAGCCAACACCACGCTCTGCAATGAAATCATCAAGTGGGCCGCTGAGAACGCGCAATGATCCACTTCGATGAAGCCTCGCACACCTACTGGCACAACAACGTAAAAGTGCCAGGGGTGACCAGCATCCTATCCCCGTTGAAAGACTACTCAAAGGTGGACAAGGACGTTCTGGAAGCGGCATCTATCCGCGGCACCTACGTTCACCTTTGCACGGAGCTATACGACCGTGACGAGTTGGACCTGGATTCGCCGGACTTGCTGCACCGAGGCTACGTTGAGGCCTGGGTGAAATTCCGGCGTGAGACCGGATTTACCCCGACAGCCATTGAACAGGTCGTCTTTCATCCGACGCACTTCTATGCCGGAAAACTGGACCGTGAAGGCTACTTCAGCTTTGGCCCAGAAAAAGATGACTTGTTCACCCTGGACGTAAAGACGGTAAGCGGGACGCTGACTGATGAAGTCGGCATTCAGCTTATGGCCTACCAGGAAGCTAGGCGTATCGAACTGCTGAAGCAAAACGCCCCAATCCCAACAAAGCGTATTGCTATCCAACTCCGCGAAGACGGTACCTATCGTCGTTACGACTACAAGGAAAAAAACGACTTCGCGGTTTTCCTATCGTTACTCACCGTTCAACGGTGGAAGGAATCCAGAAAATGAGCACCGAAAACACAAACCGCATTATTACCATCAACCTTCCGGCTGAGGACGCGCTGGTAGCCACTTCGCAATCCATCCTGGCCTCAGCACAAAGCTATTTGATCGACTGTCCTGAGGTGTATGAAATCGCCGCCGCCGAACTGAAAACGATCAAGTCTGAAATGGGCAAGCTCGAAGAGGAACGCAAGAAGCACGTCTCACCGCTGAATGATGAAGTGAAGTTCATCAATGACCTATTCAAGCAAGGCACGAATATCCTGACCCAGGCAGAGACCATCATCAAGGGCAAACTGCTGACATACCAACAGGAAGAGAATAGGAAAGCCGCCGAAGAACGCGCCCGCGCCGAAGCCGCCGCTGAAATCGAACGCAAGCGCCTTGCCGCTGAAGCCCAGGCCGCAAAAGAAAGTGGTGACGAAACGACCGCCGCCGTACTCGAAGCCACGTCGCAAGTGGTCACGGCCCCAGTAATGACCGCACCACGCACCAAGGTTTCAGGCATTAGCACACGCACCACCTGGTCCGCCGAAGTTACCAGCCTGATCGACCTGGTGAAACACGTTGCCGCTAACCCAGACCAAATAGGTCTGATTGAGGCCAACATGAAGGCGCTCAACGGCATGGCAAAAGCCCTCAAAGAAAACCTGCATATCCCTGGCGTGAAGTCTGTTTCCACCCAGGCTATTGCCGCGGGTTCGCGCTAAAGGAGCGGCCATGTCAAAGGTTTATCGTCTGATCGTGGAGAAAACCTCAGCCGAGGTTTTCTGCCCGGTCGCCAAAGATGAGTGCCGCGGCCCTATGTGCGCCGCCTGGTTCTGGGTCAATGAACCGCGCCGGGAGTTTGTCGCAACAATCGACATTAACCGGGCCAAGGATAGCGGTTTGCTCACGCGCAATGGGATAACCGGCCCACTCGCTAACGTACTGGATGACATTGAAGCATTCAATGCGCTGTACGAGAAGTTCGCCCAGATCAACGTCACAACTGACGACTTTGGAACCCCGGTCATGCCGGATTGGGAGAGTAACGGCGAACCCTATTACGACAATGACGAAGGCCTTTGGTGTCAAAAATACACCCGTGAATCCGACCCAACCGCCACCGGATTTTGCGGCATGGTAGGCCCACAAATTTTCAACGACGGAGAGTAACGAATGGCATCCCTTAACAAAGTTCTGCTGATAGGCAACCTGGGTGCCGATCCTGAAACCCGATACACAACGGGCGGCGACGCCGTATGTAATATCCGCCTAGCCACTACCGATACCTGGCGCGACAAGTCCAGCGGTGAGCAGCGGGAAAACACCGAGTGGCACCGCGTGGTGTTCTACCGTCGTCTGGCTGAAGTTGCTGGGCAGTACCTGAAGAAGGGTTCGCAGGTTTACATCGAGGGTCGTATCAAGACACGCAAGTGGCAGGATAAAGACGGCCAGGATCGTTATACGACCGAGATTGAAGCAACTGAAATGAAGATGCTGGGTCGCCGCGAAGGAAACGGCAATCAGTCTGACCGCGATGATCCCTTTGCCCCGTCCCAACTACCGGACAACCGCAACCAATCGCAAGCAAGCGCCCACCGTCGCCCGCCCTCCAGCGTCGCTGACCTAGACGACGATATTCCGTTCTGAGGACCACCATGACCGACACCCAAGAAACTATCCCAGGCGTGCCAAACGTGATTACGAATGACGTTATGGACATGATTGAGGCCATATCGCAAGTCGTTGAAGGAAAGCGTGCTGACGTGGCTTTGACGGCTATGGTCTCGATGATCGGCGGCGCACTAACCGGGCCGATTTTCAATCAAGAACAAAAGAAGGCAGGTTCTCTCTATCTGCTGGCCCTGGCCTCAAAGATTACCGCCGACCTGGGTATCAGCGGCGAGGAAATCATGAACGCACTTGGCAGCGGCAATGCAAAAAACCAACCTGTCTGACTACATCGCCGTCTTTGACAACGCGCTGTCTGATGAATTCTGCGATCAACTGATTGCAGAGTTCAACCAGCACGCCGAACAGCAGGTGACACGCGACACGGACCTCTACAAGTTCAACGTCATCAACTGTAACGAGACCGAAGGCTGGCAAGACGTGGCGCAATACGTCGCCAGCGTGGCAGCGGCAAAGGCAGAGCAATACTTTGCCAACCTTGGCCTGGGCGTGGTTCCGGACATCCAGGGGTTTGAGCATGTTCGGATGAAGCGATATGACCTGGGGGACGAATTCAAGGAGCGCGTCGATGTCGCTGACTACGCCAGCGCCCGCCGCTACCTGATTTGTCTGTTCTACCTGGACGACAACGAAGGGGGCGAAACAGAGTTCCCTGGACTGGGCATTCGGGTGCCTAGCGTCAAAGGTCGCCTGGCCCTCTTCCCGCCAACCTGGATGTTCCCGCACGCTGGAATGCCACCCGTAGGCAAACCCAAATACACGATAGCAACCTCCCTCCACTACCTGTGAGAAAGCCATGACTGAAAACACCCAAGAGCCGCAAACGATGTCCGAAGAAGAAAAATTACGCTATGAAGAATTCAAAGCAATGGGCCGCGTCATCTTCAACATCGTCAATACGATCACGACCCGCGTCATCATGCCAGCCAAGATTCGCGGTGCCGACCCGCGTTTCACGATTTCAGCCCTTCTGGACGCGGCTTACGTACTGTCACTGGTAGCCGCTGGCGACGATGAAGAGGAAAAACAATCCCTGCGCGACCACCTGGTTATGGGTCTTTCCGGCCTCATGGAAGACCTGGTAGTAGGTACCATGCCTCTTAGTTACATTCACTCTATGGCAGAAAACACCAAACTATCGTTTCAGTGCAAATTCCAGGACGTGTTTGACGACCAGGCCACATTCATGAAGGCGTCCGGCCAGTCAGTCGGCATTAACAGCCCGGCGCAAATCAGCTTGTACGCAAACCTGGTTGAAGAAGAATCACGCGAACTGTCTGAAGCCGTGCGCGAGTTCGACCAAAGCCCGAACCGTGCCGAAGCCGAACACGTCGCCAAGGAAGCATGTGATGTGATCGTGGTCGCCGCTGGCGTGCTGCACTCACTGGGCTTCAATCCTGGCGATGCCTGGCTGCGTGTAATGGGTAGCAACCTATCGAAGATTGACCCCGAGACAAAGACCGTTCTGAAGCGCGAAGACGGCAAGGTGCTGAAGGGTCCAAACTTCGAGCCAGCAAACCTGAGTGACCTAGTATGGGCTGAAGGCGAGGACACCCCGGCAGAGCCTGAGAATGTCACTGTACCGCAATCCGAAACTGCTTGACCTAGTACGGTCCCTGCCCTGCGTTTCATGTGGGCGGCTCGGCTCTCAAGCCGCTCACAGCAACTTTGCCAAACACGGCAAAGGGAAAAGCACCAAGGCCAGCGACGCAGCAACCTTTCCCATGTGCCCAGACTGCCACCGAGAGTTTGACCAGGGCGGCAACCTAAGCAAGGAAGAGGCAGAGCGTCAAACCGATGAATGGATTAACGAAACCCACATTCAACTGATCGAACTGGGTCTTCTATTACCAAAATAGGATGATGAAATGAAGGTTTTAACCATTGAAATGCCTGACGGCACTGTCTGGGCCGTTCCCGTCACCGTGATTGCTGCCGACCGCGCCAAATGCTACGCCAAAGAATTTGGCGGTGATGTAAAACGCTCCCTGGAAGAAGACACCGAACCGCTGTTCAACTCAGACGAGTACGAAATCAAAGACTGGGCGGCAAACAACATGAACTGGGAAGACGTAAAGGATCACGCGTTCCTACACCTGCAAGCGCCCGCCGGAACCGATTATCAAGAGGGTTGGGTGAACGGCAAAAAGAGCGTGGAGACGATTGTTCGTGGATAACACGCAGCAACCGTTGACGCTTTCCCTGCCCCAGGCAGCGAAGTACCTCAACGCCAGCCAGAGCCATGTGTCAAAGCTGGCTCGGGATGGCGAACTGGCCGGATGCAAGGTCGGCAAATCCTGGGTTTTCAGGATGGCCGATGTCGATGGGTACCTGCAAAGCCAGATTGACGCCAGGGCTGCACTACACAGAATGGTAACGGCCAAACCAGGCCGGGCACGCAGAAAGCTCCCGGCCCTGGCCTGATTACCAGAGTTTGTCCGCCAAGTCGCTTCCGCGCAAATTGCTATAGCGACGTAACATCCTCGGGTCTTTGTGGCCCGTGATGCGCGAAATCGAAATCGGGTCCAAAGTCGTTCGCTCAAATATCCGGCTGGTGGCCTCATGACGCAGGTCATGGAAATGCAGGTCACCAAAGCCCGCCGTCTCAAAAATACGGCCCCACTGCTGCGATAGCTTCGTGGTGGTTGAACGCAGCCCTTTCGGTGTCGAGTCGCCATTCCAAAACGGGAAAACTAGACCGCCGTCCGGAATGTCTTTGATATACGTCTCAACCAGCGGCAGCAGCACCGACGACATGGGCACCTGCCGCTTATCGCCGTTCTTTGTTTTATCCAGGAAGACTGTCCGCTTGCCAAGATCAACCTGTTCTTTGGTCAGCGTGTACATTTCACGCATCCGCATGGCCGTCTCAAGGGCCATTTCAAACATCATTGTCAGCGGGACACGGCGCGTATAACCAGGAGGCTTCTGGCGCTTATCCGGGTTTTCACCAGCTAACACCTTGCGAATCGCCTCTTCCTCACCAGCCTCTAGTCTGCGGTCGCGCTCTTCATCGTCGCGGCGCTCTCCGGACTCTTCGATGTCAGCCTGTGTATAGGCTGAATAGCCCTTTGGCAGCATCCGCATCGGGTTAATGACCAATTCAGGGTACCGTTTGCCGCCCCAGTCGATAACCCGCGCCAAGGCACCCACGTAGTGCCGCACCCGAGCCGGGGATAGCTTATGGGTTCGCTTCAGGGTTTTTACCCAGTTTTCAGCCCACGCATAATTCACGTCGCCCAACACTAGGTCTTGAACCTTACTCCGGAGAGCCGACATCATTTCCTTGTCGGCCTGGGACATATGGCACTCATCCTCGTATTTGTCGATTACCTGGTCCATTGTATGAATCGTGCGCTCTTGTAGCTCTTGGGGAATAATTCCTTTGTCGAGCATAGCCTCCAACTTCATGCAGTAGGCCTCACCCTCTTCGTATGTATCGAAGGTAAAGGATAGCGGTTTAGGTAAAACCGACTTTCTCTTAACGGTAAACTCCCAATTTCCACCAGTTCTTTGACGTGCGGTTGCCATGTCAACTTTCCCTCGTTGAGTTCGTGAGCTTTCAATAATACATTCTTCCGGGCGGTTTTAACCGCCCCGGTGTATTTTGTGTGTAGCCTGAGAGGGAAAGAATAAAGCCCGCGAGGAAAGAATCCTGGCGGGCTTTTGATTTTTAAGGTTAATTTTTAACCTGGCGGGGAAAGCGATTCGATTTGCAATCCGGTGACTTCCGTATCCACGCTGGGTTTCAACGGATAAACCACCCGGACAACCAACCTGCCTCAAAAACTGCTCTGGAGGTGCGTCCCAGAGTCGAACTGGGCTAACTGGATTTGCAATCCAGGGCATAACCGATTTGCTAACGCACCGCCAAGAGTTCGAGATAATACTTTACCGCGATAGGAACGTCAACGAGGTAAATTGAAAAACCCGCCGAAGCGAGTTTCCGTCATCCGCGTGGGATTTTTTCCCTCAATCTTCCCAGCCTTCGTTTCTGAGTATCGTCACAGCCCCAGCTTCGCTTTCTCTGCCCTGCCCCATGCCCGGCAATCCTCAGCGTGGGCGTTGTATGCCTCAAATTCGGCGCTAGGCGCAGTCCGCAGCAGCTTCAGCTCGTCATCGACTGAGTACAGGGCGCGGATCTGGTCAACGACGCCCTGGTTAATCAGTTGCACGGCGCGGCTGCTGGCCATAATGCTGGCTTTGTTCTCCGCGTCGAGCGTTACGGCTTGCCACTCAATCTCGGTAGGCTGTGCTGGCAGTTGGGCGGTTTCCGGTACGCTCACGTAATGCCAGCCAGCGACTTCGGCCAATTCCAGAGCGCGGTCGCCTTCGTCAGCGTTTTTGAAATAGAGCGTGGTGCCGTTCGGCCCTTCGGTCGTAATACGGCGGTATTTGTAAATGCTGCTCATGGCTGGCCTCGTTTCATGGTGTCAGGCAGTTGGTCGTAGAGCGCCGGGTATTCCCGGAGCCGGTTCATAAAGTGTTTGTGCGTGCCGCTGGCTTTGGCGTGGCCAAGGCAGCTAATCACGCTGTCCATATCACCACGGCGCAGCGCCTTGCTGTAGGTATAGAGGCTGTGCTTGCGTACAAAGCGGGTTTTGCGCCAGGTACGGAAGCCGACAAAGTTCAGTCCCCGTTTCACCGGCTGGATTGTCCAGCGGGACAGTTCCAGCTTTAGGTGTTCAGCCAGCCAGACAATGATCTGGTCGCGGGTTTTAATGGCCTCGTCTTTGGTCATGCCAAATAGGATGAAATCATCGACGTAGCGCACATAGCGCTCTGCTTTGAGTTCCCGCTTGATGAAGTGATCCAGCGGGTTCAGGTAGATCAGTGCAGCGATCTGGCTCATCAGGTTGCCAATCGGCACCCCGGCGTCTGCCGGATACTTGGCAAACTCGGCCAGCAAGGCCAGCACGCGCTCGTCTTTGATGATCTTGCGCCACTGACTGAGCAGAATATCCCGATCAATCCGGTAGAAGAACTTGCGAATGTCTAGTTGCAGCAGGTAGCTATCCGGCGGCGATTCGCGCAGAAAATGCTGCGCCCGGTCGGCAGCGCGGTGCGTGCCTTTGAACTTGCGGCAGCCGTAGCTCTCAAAGCAGAGGCGGCTATCCACCAGCGGATAGAGGACGTGGTACATCGCCTGTTGCACCACCACATCGCGGAAATGCGGCGCGTGGATCAGACGCGGCTTTGGCTCAAAGACGTAGAAAGTCTTATAAGGCCGTGGCTCATAGGTGCCGTTGCTTAGCTCATCGTGCAGCTTTTGCAGGTTGGCACCCAGATTGATCTCAAACTTACGCACAGCCGATTTCTTGCGCTTACGGTCACGGGAGCGCAAATACGCTTCGTGCAGCGCATCGAGCGTGAACATCTGCTCGTAGAGGTGGCCGTATCGTTTAGGCATGGCTGACGTTCCACGTTGGTACTAAAAAGCCAATCCCGGCAGATTTCGCCATATTGCAGGACGGTGCCATCCCTATTTCGCCAGTATTTCCTTGATGGAATTTCAGGTCGGAAGCAGCGATATAGTCGGCAGCCCGGAAGCCAATGTTGTTGTTGTCATTCGACCGGTTGTTGTTCCAGTTACGGTAGAACACCCCCGCTTTAGCGGCGTCATTCCAGTTGCCGGACGCGATCGGGAACAGCATGATAATGGCCCGCCCTTATTCGGCCTGCGGGATAACCCGCAGACTCCGAATCCAGCCGCCGATCATCGCCCCTAGCTCGTTGAGCAGGATCGAGACGGCGGTATAACGGCGCAGCGATTCGGCATCGCTACGCGTTGATTTATGGTGGTGGTAGCCGAAATACCCCATTTCAAATGAGAGATTGACCAGCGTGCGCAGTTGCTCATGCTCCACATCCAGCCGGGTTAGGCTAGTTTTGTTGTGATAGCGTTTCTCGCACTCCACCAGCCCCTTCAGTACGCCATAGGCTAAATTACGGATTTGCAGGCATAGGCCGTGCTTCTCATGACGCGGAAAGTGATTCAGGTTCACATTCAGCTGCATGATGAGCTCTCGGCATTTATGCAGAATGGCGGCTTCTGGGTTAGGTTTCATAATTTAGTAGGGCAGGGCTATCGCCCTGCCTTCAAGTTACGATCCATAGGCGGCAGCCCGGAAGCCAATGATGTAGTGGTCAGTCGACCGGTTGAAGTACCAGTAACGGTAGAACACCCCCGCACCAGCGGCGTCACCCCAGCGGCCGGACGCGATCGGGAAAAGGTTTGCGGTGCCGTACTGGTAGTTGCCGTCATTACCAAACTGGCTGGTGCCCGCAGCATCCATGCCGGTCAGCGCGGCAATACCTGAGCAAGAGCGCAAGTAGTCCGTACCGCTGGTCGCCCCGCTAAATACCGCGTTGCTGCCGCTGCCAAAGTAGTTCCAGCCGGTTGTAGCGCCCCAAGGCAGGAAGCCGTTGGTTAGGTCGTAGTTGGTAGCAAGGTTGGTGGTGGTTCCCCAGGCATCGGTAGCCCCGCCAAAACCGCCAGTCAGGCTGGCCAGCGCCACGCTACGTTTCAAAGTGTACGCATTACCTGTGGTGATGGCTGTTGTATCCGTTGCCGAGGTTCCGGCTTGCGTCAGACCCAGCATCACCTGCCACAAAGCCCCGTTAACATCGGTGACACCGCAGCTCTGCCCGTTGTGGGTGGTCTTGGCCAGATTAGAGGCCGAACCGGTAAGCGGTTTTGCTGAGTACGCAGCGGTAAATGTCACAGAGCTATCATTGGTATCAGCCAGCGAGCCGTTATTGCAGCCCTTCGGGAAATTATTGGTTGCGTCATACCAGGCGCAATAGGTCGTATTGCTGCTGGCCTGTGCATGAGCCAGTGCCAGCTTGGCCAGCGCGTCATACATAAAGATTGAGGCCACGTTAAACGTACCCGCGCCGCGACTGCGTGCCAGCACAACGGCATCGGCCAGAATACCCGTGCAGCCGGTCATACCGCTTGACGGGTTATAGCTGGCGTTCGTCGTCAGCGAAATCGGGTTGCCGTTCTGAATGGATTTGCAGCTAGTCGTGCCGTTTTTAGAGGCCAGATACTTGTCGATAAAGAAGCCAGACTTTTCCGCGCCGCCATCGTAGAAAGCCCGGTGCATGGCGTAACCCGCCGCATTAGCTGCCGATTCGCTGGCATACGCATCAATTCCCGCAATATCGATGGCATTTGCGCCATAGGTAGCGTAGCGTGGGCTGCTGGCATTGCCGATGCGGTAAAAGAACTTCGGCACAAAGACCATGATAGAACCATCGGAATACTGATAGTTGCCATAGTTGGCCGAGGCCTTATCCGTGGTGCCGGTCAGTGCTGAAAAGCCAGACGGCAGCGTACCGAGATAAACGCCGACCCCGAAGCCCTGCCCGCCCTGTGTACCGATCAGGCCGCCAAACGTGGCCGCCGTTGTAAAGCTGGATTCACCCCAGCCACCAGCGCCCAGTGTCGTGCCGCGATGACGGGCGCGGACGTAGTACGTGGTGGAAGTCGCCAGCAAGTTACCAGGCACTGTCCAACTGGTCTTATTGGTGGCATCGGCAGACGATGAGGTAATCAGCGTGCCGCCACCCGAAGCAGCGGTGCGCACTTCCCAATCGGTGTTGAGGTGCGTATCCGACAGGCCAATCGTGGCAAAGGCGCTGGTCGTGATGGTCGGCGTTTGACCGATACCGGTTGCGCCGCTACTTGGGCTGGTAATGGTCGGGGCTGACACTGAGGCAGCGTTGACCGTAATGGCGACCGAGCGGATTGCGTCTCCTGCCGTGACATCAATCGCAAACGTGCCTGCCGTGCTGCCAGCGGTATAGGTGATCGTATCGCCCGTGCGCGACACTGTACCGCCCGTGGCCGAGACGGTATAAGTCGTGGCGGAGTCGTAGTTGGTAATCGTCAGCGTGGTGCTTTGCGTGACGTAGATCGACAGGTTGCCGGTAATGGTGACAGCGGCACCGGCCGATATAACAATATCGCCAGACCCCAGCAAGGAATTGCCATTTATTGTTTTAATGTTTTCGCCAGAAACCAACGGCGGCTGAGAGGCTGGAATTGATTTTAGCCTGTCAACAATTTCCTGAACCGAGTCAAAGTTGACGTCGTTCGACTGCAAAATCAGATTGATTGCGTGAATCTGGGCATCAATCGTGTTTAGAGAGGAAACCAGACGCAAAACATCGTCCGACAGCTTGTTCGCTGCGTCTGGTAGCGCAAGGTTAATCCATTGAGAGCGGTTATCTACTACCATTATTATTCCTTGGGCCGCGACTTAAGAAACTAACATGCGGTAGTTTCGAACTTTCGGACGGTATTGCACTGAACCACTCAGAATGACCTGTGTATGGATCATGGTTTCAGTCATTGCAGCAGACTGATAGGTAAGCTCTACCCAACCATCGCCCATCTGAACCGATTCGAGAACGCTCATGTTTACCCAGGTGTCGCCAGCATCAATGCCCTTGGCATTGATCGTCAGCGACGACGAACCGGGAAGATAAGCCTCAAGAATCACCTTGGCTTTGACGTTGGTGCCACCAGCAATGGCGCGGCTAACGTAGTCACCAGAGCTGGCGACAGTGCCGGTCAGGAGCTGTACATCACGGTGTAGTACCGGGGATTCCTGTACACTGCCGCGCAACAGTGCCGAAACCTGCACGTTACCGGTGATAGCAGACTCTAGGCGGACTGGCTGTTCAGAGGCAACCAACTTGGTCGAGCCATCGGGCAGCGTCAGTTGAAATTCGCATCCGGTGTTGCTCGATGGGTTTTCGACGTTGGCGCGGATCATTAGATCGGTTACGCCAGCCACTACCACGGTACCGAGCACCACGGTTTTCGTAGTGGCCGAATAGTTGGCGCGGATCAGTTGAAACGTCAGGTCACGATCCTGGTGCGCGGTCCAGGTCGAGGCATTTGACGACGACAGGAGAACGCCAACCTGGTAAGGCTGAGCAGTGACCCAGCGGCTACGCACCGAGTCCCATTTGCCAAGCTCGGCAATAGCGCAAGCCGTTACCGCGTCATCGCAGAGCACGGTAATCGCATATTCGGTATCCGAGTTCAGCGAAACGGGTGCCGTGAAATCAAAGCGCGTGGCGTTACCATTAGTTTTGATGCCAGAGGCAGCTAGGCGGGCGGACGCCAGAATCACCTGAGTCGGAAAACCGGCGCTGGTCTCACGAATCTGGACTTCAACCGCCGACGTACCAGCCGCCGTAAACCAGATGTCGATACCGGAAATCTGCTGTGCCGAATCCAGCGTGAATGTCTCGGCCAGCGGATCAATCCGCTGAGGAACGACAGTTGTCACCACCCGGCGGGTTTCGACAACGGTCGTCCCCTGCCCTATGAACGTAGATTCTCCATGACTGCCACCGGAACCCGTGAGTACAACACGCTTTGACCCAGCCGGGACATTGGCCGGGATCAAGAACTTACCGGTGACAACACCGTTAGAATTGGCTTGCAACGTCATTTAAGATCTCCTTACAGGGCAACCGGGGTTATAGAAAGGCCGTCGAACGTGACGCCCATCAGGGTCTCGCCAGGGCCAAATCCACCACAGGAGAACTCGACATAAATCTGGCGCAGATTGCTCTGCAATGTGGCGTTTGAACTCAGCAGTTGATCGACGGTGCCCGCGCCAGACCACGCAACTTGAGTAACTGCGCTGGCCCACACCGTTGTAATATCTGTCCAGCGGTCAATCGACGGATTCAGCGTTACTTGCGCTGGCATCACACCAAATGCCATGTACGGGTTAACCAACATCGAACCGGTGCGGGCCACTTGCTGCACAGACGAAACCTCGGTCTTGTTGAGGAAAGAGACGCCATTAGGGCCACGGTTATCGACGTACTGGATAGAACCGGATACCGGGAGCTGAAGCTCGCCGCCGAAAATCGAGCCGGTTTGCGCGATACCCTGATCCCGCTGACTGTCATCGATAAACGGGTCGGTGAACAGGCCTTTTTTCGCACCGGCCTCACGGAGGTTGATGTCTGATTCAAGGCGTTGCTGAGCAACCAGGGACATAACGTAGTCGATACGGCTACTCATTCTCACCAGTTGATCCATTGGGACGACGCGAACGCCATCCTGAATCACGGTACGCAAGGCGTCCCAGGTTTGCTTAACGGTAGCCAGCGAAAGCATGTTTTCCGGCACATCGGGCAGGATCGGGTTGTAGTCAGCGGAAACCCCCTTAATAAAGGCGATTTGCCCGTCCTCCGAGATGCAGATGCGATCTAGGCGCGGCAGATTCTGGTTGTAGCTCACCAGGACGAGGGAGCCAACTACAGCACCGGTTACGGTGATCGAGGTCGTCGTAACGGCATTAGGCGTTACCGTAGTGATGTACTGATACGTCACCGAGTAAGTCGAGCCAGTAGCGGGTTCAGCGCCGGTCAGCGACCAGTCAACTTTGCCCGAGGTCAGTTTGTAGTCAGTGCCGTTGACGTAGGTCGTGCCGCCCTGCGACACCGAGATAATCGACAGCACCGACGAATCCGGTAGAGCATCCTGGGCACCAGAATACGCACCGTGCGTCATGGTCACGGTCTTTTGGGCCGTAATACGGACCTGCGTTACGTTGGCAACCGGGTAGCGATCCAGGGCAATCGTTTGGGCGGCAACCGACTGCGAAGCGTGCGGCTCAGCGTCGATATAACGGAGGTCGGGTGTCGGATCAACCGACAGACGGCGCGATGTCGTGAATTCCACGCCGAAACCGCGTACACGCGCCGCTCCCTCGGCAATCGAATAGACTTGAAAACCACCATCGGTGTCATCTAGCTTTTGCACAGACATACCGGCGACGACGTAGGTGCCACCCGACGAATCACGGTCATAACGGGCTAAAGCCTGAGTTACTGCGTCCAGATTCGGTGGGGCCGATTTTGCTCGCAACACACCGTTTTCAATGTCATAAACCGGGAAAAAGTCAGCGTCAAATTCGCCACTAAAGCCCCAGGTCGGTTCAACCTTCAGCCGTGCCGAACCCGGTTCCTGATAGTTTCGAGTACCGGCTGCGGGATCACGTAGGGCAGGGTCTTCCAGGGCGGTAACCACTGATTCCACTAAGAAGATGCCAACAGTCACCAGGCCAGAGGTTGAAACCACGAAATTACGAGCCGGGACGCCACGGACAGCGCCGCGCACATAGACGGCACCGGATTCAGCGATGACGGCACCAGTGTTCTCATTCACAACAACACGGGCATCGCGAATGATGTCGCCATCCTTGAAAATGGCGTCGCCAATACCCCTGATGCGGGATGTCGGGTATTGCTGAATCTCATTCAGCTCTGCCGAAGACAAACCCTGACCGGCAGTGAAGAGGTGCTTTTCGTAATTCTTTGAATCGTCGGTACGGTCGTAATAGCCGCTAGGCATGGTTGTCATGTCTCAAACCCCTTATACGGTGAAAACGAACTCGAACGACTGGCGAGAGTTCGGTGAGCGGAGAATGCTGTCCGACAAGTGCTCAATCGCCAGCAGGTTGCCCGGATCACTGAGCTCTTCCAGTGTGAAATACATCTGACCAGCGGGCAGGCCTTGCTGCACGACCGTCGATACGAAAATGGCAATCTCACGAATGACCGAAGCCGGTGCATCCGTAAAATCGAAGTTGAATCGCATGTAGAGGTGTGGCGTCGGGTCGCCAGACAGCGCAAAGCGCTTGCTAACCGTATTGCCGTCCGAGTCGTTGAAGACAGGAACGATGATGTCTCCGGTATCGCTCGGTGTTACAAACTGGACACTGGTTGCTGTGCGTCGGCCAAGCTCGTTCGTCAGGCCTGTAGCATCAGCATTTTCTGGCTGAGGCGTCGTGTCCCATGTGGAGTCTCCAGAACCCCAGGCAAAATGAATTGGCTGCGCCGCGATAGATTGTGCAATCGCGGCACGCCCAGATGAGGTCAGAATAGCCACTATAAATTCTCCGTTTTCACATTGATGCAGACGCCACTCGGCTGGTACGGCATAGTCCAACTGTTGCTATCCCAACCTCGGCTTACCCAGCCCGAGGGAACGACACGCTCAGTCGGTCTTACTTCCAGAAATTTTGCTGTCACGACCGCCGTTGCAAACACAATTGGTTTGCGCTGGTTGTCTGCACGCAGATGAGTGTTCAAAAGGTAGAAACTCAGAACGCCCTGCCCTATAAATTGCGCGTAATTTCTGGCTGCGCCTTTGATTGTCAGTGGTAAATAAACGTCTTCTGGCGCGATGGTTGTTTTGCCTGGATCAAATTCAGATAACGAGAATTCACCAAGAACTGGCGCATTCAGATAGGTCGTAAAAACACCAGGAAAACGTGCCCGTTCGTGACCCAGGCCTTCGCCCATGTCGGACAGGACAACTTGCGCACGCACAAAGTTTCGACGTGGCGACATGCCAAGAAGCGGGCCGCGAATGCCGTCCTGGTTCATCTGGCTATACAGGTCGTATTTCAGGACGCCATAGTTCTGCGTGATCGGATCACCGAGCACGTAGTGATCTAACAGCATCCGGTCGTTGTACATGGCGATATTGCTATAGGCGTCCGACCTGGAATAGCCCAGTGCGTGATCGGAAACGCCGACCCCGCGAGGACTAGGCACCCACTCAGGGTCGAGTGGCAACACCCCAGCCGGTCTCAGCTTTTCGATGACCGGCATAACTTTTGACCAGTCGATATTGTGCTGGCCGCTATAAGTCGGGCGAAACACGTATGGCGACCAGCTATTTCCATCAAAAGTACGCTCTTTATCAAGACTGGAAACCGACAGATAAAAGAGGTCTTGCCACGGCTCGTAAAGTTCTACGCGGTCGCCAACAACCTCTTCAATTGCATTCTCAATGGCAATCTTGTTGTTTTTTGGACGCAGAATCTCAACGATCATTCGCGTCCTGTATTCAGGATCAAGCTCGTTAGAGTTTCTTGGCACCCCAAAAAACTCGCCCCAATAATCAAGGATTTCGCCAGTCGCGGTACCGATTTGAAGTTGGGCTATCCCGTTTACAATTTGGCGGTCCGCCTCGTCAATCTCAATGGCGTAAGCGTCTAATAGCGCCCATAGGTTCGACTGAAACACCCTTAGGCTATCGGCAGATGACGACTGATCGTCACCAACCCCCTCAAGGAGCGCACCAGAAGCAAGGTGCATCAGTTCCGGGTTTGAATACTTGACATCAACGCCAGCGTTTACAAGCTCATTAACCAGGGCTTGAAGAGATCCGCTAAGAGAAAACGACTGTAACGGTTCGCCACCCACCGAGACGTGCAGGAACCCGTCTTCGCAACGCCACGAAAGGCCATTTTGGTGTCCAATCCGTAGTGCCGTTGCGGCATCGGAATCAAGGTCTAAGGCGCTACCATATAGGTGCCGCGCCAGACGCTCGCGGGTGTCTAGCATTAGGCATCCCCTGCAACAATCTGAATATCACCCGGAATCAGCGCGGTCTTCGTCGGGCACAAAATGTTTTCGAGCAGATTGCACCGGACGTTTTTCACGCCAGTCGTCGCCAAAACCGTATTGGTCATGGTCTCAACGTTCAGGATGTCGCCAGCAGCAACCCCTGAAATCACGGCGCTTAGGCGCGTCAAAATGTCCGATTTCAAAGAGTTGGTTAATGTCACACCGGGCCACATTTCGACGGTAAATACTGCCGAAACCCCCAGTTCCTCCATGTTGAATACACGGACGCGTATGCCGACTGGTCTGTAACCCGGAGCATATTTGCTTGTGGCGCTATCGTAGTAGCCATCAACGAGCTTCTGCGCCTCTGCGATCAACTCTGGCGAAGCGGCCTGGTTGACGCCGTAGATATACACGTCATAGGTACCAGGAACCTCGACTGAACCCACTCGCGTTACATACTCAACGATGCTGCCATCGTTGTTATAGACACGGGCCTCTTTGGCGGCATATTCGACTGCGCTGCCAGTGCCTCGGTGCAGGGTTTTGATGTAATCAGTGAAGCGTGCTTGGCGCTCTTCAGCCGTCTCTTCATCTTGACCCGAGACAAGCGGCAGGTTTGATACAACCGCATTGGTTGGAAAATCAAATACCACGGTGCCATCAATCGCGCCAGCAACGGCATTGCCAATTGAGCCAGGTACAGAACACTCAACCAGAACGGAAATCTGGCTGACGCCAACCGGTACCGCCACATCCTGCACCGAGAGGTAGCGAATGTTGGTTGAAGACGCGACAAATATGGTTCCAGCCGGAATAACAAAGGAGTCCTCAATCGGTACCCCAAATGAAACTTGCACCAGGCCGCGTGACGCGCTGGCGCTTACTAGCTGGAAATTAAAGCCGTAGTAGATGGCCGTCGGAATGGCTTCGAGGATACCGGCGAACATTCGCTGATAAAACTCTTCAATCTCGATAGCCGGAGACTCCATAAGAGTCCGGGCCACGGAGCCGATATTAAAGTCTGTGATTTTGTCCTGTGTTGCCTTTGCCCGGTTGGTCATTGAGGCAACAATCGACACGAAGTCTTTTAACTGAAAGGCCATTTACACCACCAGCTTCAATTCAACGGCCTTGCCAGAAATTGGCTGCACGTTGGCAGTTACTAGAATCTGGTCACCGACAACTTCGGCCACACAGGACTGAATGACGCTCACCCGAGAATCCTCAAGGAGTGACGATTTGACGTAGAACGCGGCAAGCTGGCCAGCAGTCGGTCCATTGACCCGGCCCAGCAAAGAACGGACGTAGCACCCATACGACGGATGAAATGCCAGCTCACGTTTTTCAACGACGACACGATGCGACAAGGCCTGGCTGAAATTCGCCACACCGGAGACAATCGCAAAATCACCGTTCTCTACTCGAAGCTTTTTCTGGGTAACCAGCACATCAACCCCGTACACGTAGGCGGGATCGACAGACGCCGAAATGGTTGATGCTGGTGCCGGAATCTTGATTTGCTCGCCGTAGGCCAACACACCCTGGGACCCGGTGTCAGCGATATACGGAGGCTTCAGCCCATTGAGGACAACCAAATCCAGCCACTTGCTGGCGCTACCCAGCTCACGTAAGGCAATACGCCTCAGGTCGTCGCCGTAGCGAACCTCCGCATAACGGACATTTGGTGCGTCGCGTAGCGTCGTCATGCCGTTACCGTGATGCCGTTGTTGACTGATTGCATATCAGCGCCCAGCATGGCCGAAGTGGGTGGCTGCAACACAGGATCAGCAGTCGCCAAACGAGACAGCGCCGAACTGGCAGAGCTAGACACCGATACCGCCGACGTTTTCACTGGATACAGCACCGGCCACGGGTTTTCGGTATCAAACCGAGAAATTGGGCGACCACCGGCAGTTGACGAACAGAGCGATGCGCCATAAAGCGCGTCGTAATTCGGCAAGAACTGGCGACGGCGGAAAATGTTTCTTAGTACACAGAAGGCATTTTCAAAGGCCAGGAAAACGCGCTGAAACTGCGCCTTGATTCGCATTGGTACGCTAATGATCCCTTGCACGATCCCGGTAATGTTTGCCGCTGCACGGGTCAGGCTAGTCGCCAAACCCAAAAGGCCATTTGTAATGGCGCTCACAACCCCCATACCGGCCTTGATGACACGGTTCACAGCGTTCAAAACCTTTGCGGTCAGGGTAACAACGCGGTTAAACGCATCCTTGATAGGACCCAGAACGTCGCCAATCTTTTTCTGAATGTCGCTGGCAAATTGCTCGATTTTCTTGACGGAGGCCATCATTGAATCCAGGCCATCCAGCTCAAGCTCGCTGAGCGAATCAGCGCTAAGCAGCGAATCCAAAGCATCAAGGGATTCGGCCACGTCATACGACAACCAGGTGAGATTGATTTGGTATTGCGACAGCAGCGGACGTTGTTTGTTCCGCTTCAGCACAAAGTTCTGGGGGCCGACAACCCATTCAAAGTTATCTAGCTTGTCCAGGAAGATCAGTTTCACCAGGTCTGGATCAAGACCTGCGTCCAACACTTCGGCACGCTTTTTGTGCCATTCCACAAAAATCGTCTTGTGCAAGTATTCAAATTCAGCCAGGCCGTCCGGGCGTCCGCCGGAACCCCAGCCAGTAGTACCGGCAAGCTGCACCAGTGGAATACCAGGACCAAAGTTATCGCCCCACGCACCACCCAGGGTTTGCATGGTATTCAGACGCGATGTATCGGTTCTGGTTAGGTCTTCTGGCCGAATGACGAGTTTGACCTCAACAGGCGGTTCTCCGAACGCCATGTTGTGCAGCACGAACGAAATGGGCCGTTGATCGGCTTTCTGCATGGGGGTGGTCATGACCCAAATATGTAGTCACGACCAACCCCAATCAATCCGCTACATTTCAACTGCCGGAGGCTGAACTTTACCGCCTTGTGGGTCGCTGTGGTCATGCGCATTAAACACAGAGCGCATACTGTCCATCGAGCGACCACCCGACCCGGAAAGGTCTGTAATTGTGCCGTCAGCTACAACGTTCCCAGTGAAATGCGCCTCCGGGGTATCAACCGTGACGTGTGGTGCCTTAATGGTTGTCTCACCATCGGCATTCACGGTTACCGTGCTCTTTGAATTGACAACGATAGAGCCGTCTGGCGCAACATTCAACGAAGCCGTACCACCGCTCTGCTCCACATGAATGTTGACCTTGCGGCTCGTATTACGGGTGATTTTCCACTTGCCGTCGTAGTCCTTACCGGTCAGGTCTTCGTGCCCACCGCTTTCGCCAAGCCGTACAAACGCACCGGACGGATGGTAGAACTCGGCATTACCCTTCGAGTCAATCGTAAAATAGGCGTCTGACGGGTGGCGATAGACCCAGCGACCCTTTTCCATAAACAGGCATTGTGACACCTGCGGGAAGATAAACCCAAGTACGATAGGCAGTTGATTGACCCATGACACGATAGCGATAATCTCTCGGCTCTGAGACTTCTTCGAGCCATAACCACCATTCTCAGCCGGGGCCAGCCCCGCCGACCCAAAATCGGTACCGGCAAGCGGACTCATGCAGGTAACGCCAGCCATTTTCCGGCCATCGTCCATTAGCTCAAGGTCAACGCTATTGGATTCAGGGTGTATATCCAGCACCCGAGCTAAATCAAGTTTCATTGAGCGCCCCAGCCGTCAATTTCGTCAAAATAAACCGGTGTTTTTTGCTGCGAACGATTGATGAAGCCGGTGCCACGCTCAAAAATGACGTTTGTGAAAAAACCTTGGTACGGAATGTATTCGTGATCCACCTGCGTCACGTAAGCAGAAGACTTTACGTTGCCGCCACCACGGGTCAGCTCCAGTTGCATACCGGCCTTCACGCGCTCATTTCCACGCAGTCGCATAGACCCGTTCTCAAAAATCACGTTGTCTTTGTTGATTTCGGCCAGCAGGTCTCGCCTGTTTTCAATCCAGTTGCCCGACTTCACGGAATTGGATTTGGACTGTGCGCTTTTATCAGAATCAGATGGAATATAGTCGTTGGGCAGCAGCGCCGTTTCGACTTCCATTTTGCGAATACCGTAATAAGCCATGTTGCTATTCAGGTAGTCAAACTTGATGAAACTTGATTCCTTGCCCACCGAAGCAAGCATTTTTTGGGTCTCGTTGTTGTACATGGACCACTGGCTTGCGCTAACCCAGAAGTAGTTTGCCGTCCCGGCATCGGTCCGATTGACGCTCATCGAAACAACGTCCTCGGAGTCAATCTTAATTTTTTCTGGGCGGACGCCTTGAATCGGATTGCCCATCGCATCCAGAAACGGTGCGGGCCTGGCATTCAGCACAACGCCATCCTCTGAGTCTTCCACGTATAGCTCGTTAAACGGGCCAATATCCAGCAATTTCGCCATCATCTGATACAGAGAGACGTTGTTAAACTGGTTAATCAGCCACGGTGAAATAACGCCATCTACAGACGTTTTTGCAGTCCAGTTCTTGATTACAGCCGCGTCAACCTTGGCTCCGTCTGATCGAGACGAAAAGCGCTCTAGGTATGGATTCACAACCTTCGATAGAACGCTATCAACAAACTCGTTGGCAAATTGCAGCTTCGGCGCACCGTCTTTGGCGTACTTCTGAAACCACTGAAACTCGGTCAACAGATTGTCGCCCACGACAGAATTATTCAGATAGAAAATCTGGAAAATCTGGAGAATCTTGCCGTAATCCTGGCCCGACACAGTAACCGTGCGCACCGGCTTGCCGCCCGTCATGGTTTCGCTACGCGTCACATTCGACACCAGGCCACGCATAACGATAGGTGGACGGTAACCCTCAAGCGGTTTCGCGTATTCGTTCGGGTCATGACAAAAGCGCATTTCGACCATATCCATCGGCTCAATCATGGCGTAAATGGTGTCGTAAAAGTCGCTATTCACTTTGTCGGCAAAGGTAATCGAGAAGCCGCCAGCGGGTTGCCGGATGCTTTTGCTGGTCCTGACCGCGCCCGCATCACCCAGATAGTCTGTCAGTAAGAAGGAGCGCATGTATGGCGATTCGTAACGCGTCGCCACTGGCACATCTGGAACAATATCTTTACGCGGAAAGGCCTTGACCAGACGCACTTCGATTTTCGGTTCGTACAATCGCATTAGCTTGACCCCGCCGGTACCGGTGCGCCGACTTGCGTCTGCACAACTGATCCGCCTTTTTCGTTGCCATTCGGGTCCTGCACCGTCACGCGGTTATCAATCCGAATATCGTGACGTTGCGCACCGTTTTCCCCGCCGACTCCAGGGGCTATGCCAGCCGGTAGCTTGCCGTCTTCGGCCAAAACCAGGCCATAATTCGCGGCAGTATTTGCACGGCGTGTTGCCTCGATGGATTCGGCATAAGACGCTGTTTCGCTATTCAGCCATTTACTACGTTTCCAGCCGCCGTTGTAGGCTCGCTGCGCGTCTTTGACGTTACCAAACTGGCCCATGTTTTCCTGCATCATGAGACGGTGGGCTTCCAGCATATCCATGCGGGTCTCAATTTTGCGCCCCATCCGGCGCTCCATTTCCGCCCGTTCTTTCGGCATGATTTGACCAAGACCCCACGCGCCACGGGGAGAGACTGCCTCCGGGTCGTTTCCGCTTTCCACTTGAATCTGAGCTGCTGAGGTTCCTTTGGGTGCACCCAGCAACTTATCAGTCTCGCCAAGGTAGGCCAGCTCTTCAGGCGTTAGGCGCATCCCTTTTCTTGGCTTCACAGCCTTGCCCGCCACCGACGAGCTTGCCGCGCCAGGTTCAGAGGAAGACGACGTACCGCCAGCGGGTGCTTGAGCCGCATCAACCTGATCTAGAATGCGCCTACCTTCGGCGCTCAATACGCCATCGGCTTGCGCCTTGCGAAGCTCTTCAATCGCCGCCGCCTGACGTGCCTTCATGTCTGCCGAGTTGGGATCATCAATCCATTCTCCCGCTAAACCCTTGCGGCCAGTCTTTGTGAAGTTGTATTCGCTAACGGCGTCTCTCTCACCCCTGGCCTGAGCGGCCAACGGCGAATCCGGTGCGATTTTGCTGACCATCGCAATAATCCCGTCCTTAATAGTCATAGTGAGCGGGATTAGCTCTGTAGCCAGCTTCTGCATGGCATTCGACATATCGGACTGTTGCTGGCGCATGATTTCGCCATGGTCCCTGGAGGCATGGGTGGCCGTCAGGTTTAGGACCATTCGTCGCAAGGCGTCTGAGTCGTCACCAGACATGGCCTTTTTCAGCTTGTCAGACTCGGGGTTGCTAAGGGCGTCCGCGCCCTTGAGGCCCATGAGCTTGCTGGCCTGATTGCGAATTCCGGCATTGTCAGCCGTCGAAAGCTCAGCCAGTGCGGAAATCTGCTTCGGGTTAAGGGTGTTGATGTCGATACCGCTGGATTTCAGCGTCGATTCAAGGCCACCTAGGTTCCTATCATTCTTGTAACCTTTGTACAGTGCAGTGAACTCGTTTAACCCCATACCGAAGTGGTTGGCACCGGCTTCGGCAAAGCCCGTGGTCCCCAGGTGGCCGAACTGCTTCTCAACGAAGTCCATATTCACGGATAGCGCGGTCTTGCCCTTGCCCATCGGCTTCATCCGGCGCAGACGTTCGGCTTCTGCCGTGTCGCCACGGTCTTCGGCCATACCAATCATATTGTCGAACGACTTGCCGATGTCGTTGAAAGCCCCTTGCTCATTGATGAGCTTGGCATCAATGGCGTTAAATTCCCGGCCAAACAGGTTTTGGTAAGCACCCAGGCTGAGGTTATGCGATGCCGGGCCAAACATGCCGCCCTGACGCATCGCCATATCGGCCTTGTTCATCACATTGGCAGCGCCCGCCGGGTCGCCACGCATACCGGGCATGGAGAGACCGCTCAACGAAGCCATAAAGGAGGCGTAGGCCTCTGCATTGCTTTGGCTTAGTGATGCTCGGGTGGAGTTCTGCACAAAACCCTGGATCGAGGACAGAACCTCATCCATCTTGGCTGAAGTGCCGCCGCGCTGCACCGCCTCAGCGATTTGCAGCGCCAATCGCTTGCCGTCCCGTTCATTGCCGGTCACGCTGTACTGGCGCATGTTGGCAAAGAACTGCACCGATGACTCAGGCGAAATGCCGTAGCCACGGCCATAACCTATAGCAGAACCTACGTCACGCCCGATATTCATGGCGTCCGCATTGGTCGCCGTATGCGCAAAGGCCCGCGCTAGTTTGGCCGATTCGTTGTAGGTAACACCAAGGCCTTCGGTGAAATAACGAACCGAGTCACGCAGCGCATTGAAATCAACCGTTGCAGCACCGACGGCGTGGCGGAGGTCGGTCAAGTCGGCCCCTTCTTGCCCGGCCCGCTCGATACCGCGATCCATCAATCCGCCCAAAGCACCGCCAATCGGACCCAGAAACATACCGGCCCCTGGAATCATCCCCAGGGCACCACCGGCCAACGAACCGAGACCCAGACCGCCGCCAGACATGGTGCCAGCAATAGCGCCACCCGCCGCGCTAGCAGCAGTTGTCAGCATCCGGGTGCGCCTTGCTTTAGCGTCTTCCTTTTCTTTTGGGGTTGCAGGGGCGTCAATGCCCACCGAGCGCAGCACCTCTGTACGGTGTCTCTGCGCCTCTTTTTCGTCCATTGAGTAGCCGCGCCATCCACCAGACAGCCAATCGTCAAACTCGGTATTCTTGATTCGAGTTGTGCCACGGGCACCAGATTGACGCCACCGGTCAAACTGTTGTTTTGCGGAATCCGCTTGGGAACGGGAAAGCTTAATGCCCTCTCGACTCAAAATCTCCTGAGCGCGGGCTGCACGCTGAATATGGTCAGCGGCCAGCTTAGCATTGCGCACAGTGGCCGACATGCCGCTAGACTGACCCACGGCATCCAAAATCTGATCGAGCGCCCCTGCGGCCTTTGCGGCCTTAGCCAACGAATCCGACACAGAATCAAAATCGACACCAGAAAGCCCGTCGCCGCTACCTTTTGCGCGATCCAGCAACTTAATCAAGCGCTGAGCGCTCTCCTCAAGCTCAGCCAGGTCGGCCTTGGCGTCGCGGGTATCAATACCGACCTCACCAGACGCTAGTACCGCGCCGATTTTCTCGGTTTTGGCACGCAGCTTGTCAAGTTCCTTTTCGACGCCAGCAACGTCGGCGCTTACGCGAATACTAGGCCCGGTTGTCATTTATAAGCTCTTCCCACTGTCCACCATCTTCCAGACCCTCAGCAAGCGCCTGGATGTCCAAATCGTCGTCTTCAAACTCTTCGCCCTTGCCTGAGTTCTCGGCGTAGTAATGCGCCCAAAACTCTGTCTCAACGTCTTCAGCGGTTAGCGACAGGAATAGCGGATCAAGTGGAGAAAGTTTGTATAGCCGACGAAACCAAAACGAATACGTGTCATGAAGCGCTTTGCCCCGCTTCTTGGCTGACTTTGTTGTTTCCTCTACGAAAGGAGTCCTCCTTAGCTTTGAGCAGCTCGTAGAGTTCAAACAACTTTTCTTCTGGGTCGTTTGGGCTAGTCATGTCCAACCCAGTCAGGTCTTCCCATCCGTCGGGTGCCTCCACGCATAAAATTCGGTGCGAGGCAATCATTGAGGCATAGATGGACAGACTTGTATCACTATCGCCAAACTCCCGAACCAGACGCAGATATTCTGTGCGAATACTCAGGCGGTCCCCGTAAGTGCGACGCCCAAATCGAAAAACGCCCACATCGGGCAACTGTATGTAGAAATCAGTGTCTTTTGCTTCGCGCATAAACCCTCCGGTTATTTGCCGTTCCTTTTGCGTGCCGCCTGTTCTTGGTCGTACCCAGCGCCACAGTCGCTATTACAAAAAATCTTGCCCTCTCCAACATCCTCGGTACAGTAGTAGCAGGTACCAACAGGCACTAGGTCTCTGTTTTTTGAGTTCGCGGCTTTGCGAACAGCCGATTCCATGTAATTACGCTCCGCCTCTTCAAGCGCGGTAGCGTGGTCGCTTTGGTCTGCGTATTGCATGTTTATGGCTTGGATCGAGCGTCGTTAATGTGCCGAACGTCGGACTCGCTCATCATTTTGTCAGTGGCAATGTGTTGCTCGAATCTTGCGACGCTTTCAACCGTTTTATCAATCATCGAATTCATGCGGTACCCGACGATAGTCCAAATGACCGATATTGCAGTTACAAAACCAACGCACATCCAAATGTATTTGTCGTAGGTTTTATGGTCCGCGCCATTCGACTTCGCAACATCGTCAACCAGGCCTTTAAGCTCTTCAATCTCGTCAAAAGCACGCCCTATAGCCTGATTTGTGTTGTTGTGGTTGGACTCCAATGCGGACAACCTCTCAAGCTTCTCGTTGTTTCGTTCAACGGTGACGGCCAACCGCTTAACTTCTTCGGTAAGTGAAGTGATTGCTAGCTCCAGAGCCGCTTGCGCTTTGGCGTCAGCAACGGCCTTTTGAAGTTGTTCTTCGGGTGTCATTCCTGGATTCCTACGACGGTTTGGTTTACTTTTCAGTCGATTCTGCCGTCACGACCGGGGCCATTTCGTAGTCGATTAACGCGTTAAGCTGGGCACGACATTCGTTCCATCGGGCACTGTTTTCGGCGTGTATCCAAAGGACTTCCCATTGGTCGGTGCCCGCAATCCCTGCCCCAGATAGACCGGTTCCTTCGGTCGTTGCAATAGACTCTCCTGAGGCTTCGGGCGAATCACTTGCTGGTCGTAGTGCTTCGTTGTAGATGCGCACCCATTCAGGGCTGATAGCGCAAACAGGCACAGAAGAATTAAGAGCATTGGCTTTTTCATGAAGCACCTCCGATTTGATTTTGAAAGACTTGTCCGTATTAAGTTGTTTCTGCTTTTCCAGTCCGGCAGCAGCATTTCTACTGGCCGCTTCAAGACTTGCCAAAGCCATTTCTTTAGCCTCGCGCTGTTCGTCAATCCGCGCCTGGAATTCATCTTTGATCGTGGCAATATCCGAGTCGGCTTTCCAGCCACGCACTTCCCATCCAGCAAAACCGCCAATCAGCGATGCCACCAGAGCCAAAATGCCGATTACTCGGAAATCCATGATCCACTCCTATATTTTTTGGCACGCACATTCATGATGTTTTGCACGTAGCCACGGTTGATGTCGTAAAAAGATTGCCCGTAGCCAGCAACCGATGTTTTGGCTCGGAACGAGTGTTTTTCAATGTGCCCAAACCATCGTTCGGGGTTGCATCCAGCAATTACTGCGCACATACGGCGGTCCTTGAGAAGACCGCCCAATCCGCCGTTATAGGCAGAAAACATGAAAGCGAGACGATCACCGGTCGTCTCGCCAAATCTGATTTGGCTGTAAAGGTTACGGTCGTATGCAACTAGCGCCCGGAGCTGCATTTCTGCATTAAATCGGTCATCCCAACGCCAATTTGCCAGGGACCGATCCCACTTTTTCGCCTCCTCAAAGTTGTTGAACTTCTCGGTGACGGTTAATTGACCAAGACCAAACCCGTACTCGCGGGACGTTTTTAGCTCAGTGCGCGGATTCCAGCACTTTCGATGCGATAGCGACGGGCAGGTTTCCTGTTCAATCTGCGCGGCCAATAGAGCGCGGTCCGGCATAGACGGCCACAGCAGCGCTATGACCGTCGCCAGAATCGGCAGATACACCAGGGCCAACGATGGAATCACCGGGATACCCAGATTGCAGCGCCGATGATGACCGAAGAAACCAGCAATGAGGTGCCCAGGAACACCAGGCCAGCGCCAATGGGGCTAGCCGATGCCTGGTTTTCGACCTCTTCCAGGTCCAGGTACGGGAACATCACACGACGAATAACGTGCGCAACGGCCACCATAATGAAGATGGCCGACAGCGAGTACAACAGCGTCAGCAAAACCGGCATGTCCAGGGCTAAGACGGCTGAAGCGGGTACGAGCAAGGCCCATGCCCGCCAGTCGAAGAAGCCGCGACGAAAGATAAGTTTCATCGCAGCAACCCCTTTACAGGCCGGAACCCGTTACGTTCAGTGCGTTGAACTGAGCATTGCTCACGATAATCGCGTGCTTTGTCACTTCAACATCACCAGACGCATACGAGCAGCCGATGTACTTGCGTAGCTCGCTACCGTCGTCTTTCGACTGTACAACGATGTCGAATACGCGGCCTTCCAGGGCCTCGTCGCCGTCAATCGTCGAAATACCGGCTTCGCGCATGGCACCTGCGAACAGGATCATGCTTGATACCGACAGCGTGTGACGGGCCATCGTCGGCACATACTCAGCAACGTGAATATCACCGATACCGCTGGCCGGTTCTGGACCAAAGTCATCCGACATGCGAACCGTCTGCACCAGCCCGATTTGCTTGCCGTCAAAGGTCACGATTACGCGGTTACCAGACCGCGCCTTGAGGTTTTGGCTTGCCATATTTCAGACCTCCTAGTTAAGCCGAAGCACTGCCGGAGTACGGCACGGCGTGGATGACGATAGGGATGTAGTTCACTGGGATCACCGGAGAGGCCTGGAACTCGACGCGCAGAACATCACCTTCAAGGGTTGCCGTGATGTTTTTGTAGGCCGGGTTGATCTTGTCGCCAACGATGACGCCAGGACCCATCGGTTCAGGCTGAGCCAGGATGCGCAGAATCGAATCCACGCGACTGACAGCTTCCGACAACAGCGCAGGGGAACCCTTGCGGCCACGAAGGTCGTCAAGGATGTTGCGGACATTGCGGGACACATGGTCACAAGCCACACCGACAGAAATCTCAACGCGGTTGTAGTTTGTGTTTGCCAGCCAGGTAGTGATCGACTTGACCACCTTGTAGCCATTCGGCGTGTCTTCAATGCACAGCACACCGCCATTGATTAGGCGATCCGTGTCCGTTGGGTTGCGAAGCTTGCGCTCTAGGCCGCGAACCTTCAGGGTGCGGTTCGTCAGAGCCGTACCAGGGTTGACACCAGCAAATGCACCGGCAATCTGTGCGGCGGCAATATAGGCCGGGAACAGAACCATCTTGCCAGCGTCGTTGTAGTCGTAAATACCCAGGTGGGTGTACGACGTGCGGTCGCTATTCAAGGCCTTGGCAGCAAGTATCGCATTGTCATCCGACATACCGGTACCGCAGCCAACAATGCCGCGACGCTCCATGCGGGCCACGTTCGTCATGTAGGCCACATGGTTATCGTTCATTGCGTGGATGGCCGGTTCTGCCGAAATAGGAACGACCCACTGCGCATCAATCGTTTGCAGCGTTTCGTAGCCTTTTTGCCAGTCGTTAACCGTTGTTACGCCATCCGAGCCACCGGCCAGATAGGTGAACGGCAGGTTTGCCGGTAGGCTACCCACGTTTGTCTTACGGGTTGCAGTAATGAAACCCTCACCCGTGCTATTCAGCCAATCAACAATCGCTTGCAGAGAGCCAGTGATAGTGAACGGAGTCGCGCTCAGCGCTTGTGCGCTAAACGAGTCCAGACCATTCAGAGCAGGTTTTTCCGAGTTACCGTCAAGTACATCGGCAACGAATCCAGCAACGGCATTGATTCGATCAACCAGTTGACCAACCGTTGGGAAGTCATTCAGATCCAGGACGGTTGAAGCGCCGCCAGCGACCAGGGTTACAGCATTGGCTGTGACGCTAATCGACGGGTTTGCACCAGCACCGGTATAGGAAACCGAGAAACAGTTTCGAGCAACGTTATCCTGGCTGTAGTAGTCATTACCGAACTGCGTAGTGACTTTCTTGCCAGCAACCGAAGCGTTTTCGATTTTTACCTTGATACCGTTGGCAAACTTGCCGTAGCCTTCTGTCACCAAGTCAATCACGCTAGCATTGGCCGCGTCCTTGAGGGTCAGAGCGGCCTGAGTTGCCGGGTTAACGCGAACAAACACAATGGTTGCCGGGCTGCCAGTCTCAGACGACGGATCAAACGCTTTTTGGACTGCCTTGAGGCCTTCGCCGCCACGCAGAACCGCCTTAGCCTCTTCTGGAGAGCCAAAACGCAAATCTTTGAACGGTTCGCCACCTTCGGCTCTACCAATCAGCGTCAGGACGTTGCCGACACTGGCGTTTTTGTTGTACATCGCACGGTCATCGACCTGCGACATCGTTGCGGGGGTAACCCACAAGCGACCATTAAAAAATACAGGCATGGTTACCCTCCCTTAGATTGGCTGTTTGAGAAAATCCGAGAAACGGGCTGCGTAGGCAGAGGCCAAATCTTTGGCTCGGCCAGCGGCTTTCTCGGTTGAATGGAACGCGCCGATTGCTTCGACGCGCTTATCCGTTTGGGATAGCTGAGTGCAAAACTCATCCAGCGACAGCGGAAATTCGCTATGCTCGACAGTCTCTTCAGCAGCTTCCGTCACGGTTGCGGCAGTATCTTTAGCCATTGATTGACCTCAAAAGATTGGGTTGAGAAGAACATCGCGGATAGCGAAATCAACGCTGTCCACAGCCGATGGCGCATAGCAAGTGAAATTGCAAATGGCCTGATAGACCGGCGCTGCATAAGTTGTGAAATCCTCTTGATCCGAGAAACTCCATGACACTTGCAGCAAACCAGCAGCATCAAAGACGGGCAGATTTGCCATCAGCACCGCCTTCAAGGCGTTCCGTAGAACGATTCGCTCGTCGCCATTCAGGCACCAGCCGACAATCGTTAAATCCGTGCGGGAGTAGCCACCCTCAAACGAGTGCCACATGCCGTCGTCACCTGAAAACACATCGCTGGAAATAACCTCGCCAATAGAGCGAAGGTCTGGCGAGTCGTTTCCTAGGTGCACCGTGACCATTGGGAAACTCACGTCTTCCACCTGAGGCGAAGCAGTCATGACAGGAATAAAATTCTGTTCGTGCGTCAGGATTCCGCGATCCACGTAGACCTTCATCCCTAATTCAATTCGGTCACGGGCAATCGCTAATGGATCAACCGAAAGATCAGAGAAGGTTGCCTCAGGGGTTGCATCAACAGAGGCCGACGGCACCCAGGCATTCGCTACGCGGTAATAGGCTCGATAGACAACCGGCGTCCCGTTGTACAGTCCGTACATGTCGATGATTGACTTTTCCGAACCTTCATAGGCGACATAAGCGCCAGCGTCATCATGTCCAGCAAAGTTATCTGTGGCGCGTCGCAGAATTCGCCAGCTAGCCGCGCCAGCAGGCGGGACCAGCGTCAAGCGAAGCGCATTGCCGCATGAAACTTTCTGGATAAGTTGAATAGCCATGACGTTTAGGATGCCGTCACGACTTGGCGGCTACCCTACGTCTGCATTGCCCGCTTAATGGCCTCAGCCATGACCGCATCGGCTTTCGGCTGAATAACACCAACAACCTTTGGTACCAGATGAAGACCGGCTTTGGGTGGCACAATCCAACCGGATGAAGCCTCGCTCATTACCCGGAATGTCAGATATGCAGAAGACCGAGACTTTCCGGTACTGGTATCCATTTTGACCATGCCAGCATAGCGATCTGTTTTATGATGCGACTGCATTTTTGGAGCCAATCCAGCCCTTAGGCTGTCACCCCAACGATACTGAGCCTTCGGAATCATTAGTGGACGGCGCGTTTTCATGTCCCACGCACCGGACGCCGAATTGCGTAACGTCTGACCAATGACGAGCGAAGGCATCATTGTTTTTGCCTGGGCGTAAATGTCGGCAGGCATCGCATCGCTGTGCGCGTCGTTACCGGGCGTGTTGTGCCGGAACGGAATAATCAGATACTTTTGGCCGAGCTTATTGGACCGCGTTTTTACGGATGTCTGGAGCATCCGCTTTAAGTCCCGAGCCGGTCTACCCTCTTCTATCTCTTGCGCATACTTGTATTCAGCCCTAATTTCAGCCGTTAGTGGCGCAACCATGCTCCAGTTGATCGAATTGGCGTACTGCCCTTTTTCATAGGACCATAGACGCGCATTTGATACCTCGCGCCGCCATTGTTGCGCTGTAGCATCTGCTATCCGTTCAACGGCGGCACGAATGGCCGGAGCAGACTGCGCAATAACCTGCTGCGTCAAGCCAGAGAAAAAATCCCCAAGGCCCAGCCTGATATTGAATGGATTAGCGGCCATACAGGTCGAATCGACGCAACGCCACGCGGCGCGGCAGCTTCTCTCCAAAGTGTAGCGGCCTATCCGTCGGCAATTCCGTGTAACAGAAATACTCCGGTGTGCGTCGCCCACTGATTGAGAATGTCGCTCCCAGTGGCGGCTCACCGTTCAACCAGTACAGGGTGCCGTTTTCTTTGACCTCAGGCAGTCCGACATCGCGGATTTGATCGTTTTCCAGCCAAAACACCCGATCCACCGAGAGCACGGCAAACTTGATGACATCGTTCAGGCCACGAATCAGATTCACCGAGAATGGCTCGGAACGGTTAAGCGCAGTTATCCGGTCGTGCTGCCCCATGTCGTAGAGCGGGGAATTTGATGGGATAGAGAGCATGATGTCGTCTTGATCCCAGATACCAAATCCGGCGAACTCGCGCATCTTGGAGCGGCTGACAATACCAGCCTCGCCATTAACAGCCGACGACCATAGGCGTCCCTTGCCGCTACAGTGCGGACAGTTGGTCTTGGCTTGACCTGAATTCTTGTTGATACACGGGCACGCAAACGACTTGCGCCAAGCAAACGACTGCCCCATGTGCGCTAGGTGGCGATTGAAGGCTGCGGCAGATAGGCGCATGGCTTAGAACACCCCGAAACGGATACCGTGGATCGACTGATTGAGGGTATCCAACGAATGTTCAATGCCCTCCTCCCACTTTCCAACATCGACCGATGTGGATTGAGATAGTCCGTCGGCAGAAATCGAACTCGACTGCGGTAAAAATGCGTTTTTAAGGATGCGAAGAATTGCCATCCGTTTAATTACCGTTACCAGGTCCGGGAAGTCCTGCGCGGCATTCTTCAGGCCAGATGTATAACGGACGCCAATCATGCCCGGAATGTGCCGACCGGCAGCAATGGCCGACATCAGAAAGAATGAAACCGGGCCATACGCCATCATTGGACCCGACGGAACAAATCTAACGTGGCCGTATTTGTGATCCAGTCGCACCCAATCAGGGTTGACGTTGAGAATGTTGCTACCCGGTTTCGGATAGCTAAAGATAACCGATTCAATGCTTACCACCGGGGTTTTACGCAGAATCATGAAGCCCCAACCGTCTCCACCCCAGGCGTTAGGCTCATAATCGTATGCAGCCTCTTGGACAAACTTTGTGCCCGCCGCGATTAGCCTATTAACCTCGTCGGCAGGAGCGTCGTCTGGGATTACTACTGTCGGCTCAAAGAAAGTACGCAGTCGGCGGCTGGCATCGGCTTCTGCTGATACCAGGCTATCCCAAATGTATTCGTCGGTTAGGTTGTCTACGGGGAACGACTTGTCCAGAAACGCCAGGCTCTCGCGCTTAAATTCAGCAATGGAAGTGAAGCGATTGAAAAATGCGGTTTTGACTGGCTTTATAGGTTGAGCGCCTACATCACTAACCATCAACACAAACGATCTGACATCCCTGCGGCCCTGTGTAGACAGCACGGAATTTGTGATGCGGTACATGTTGCCAGCGATTCCTCCGGTTACCCATATCGTTGTAACAGCACCGGAAACCAAGGCGTTTGAAAGAACAATGTCAGCCGAATCAGCAGACCAGACGCTATTCTCAATCGAATCACTGCCGACAATAAAATCAGTCCAGTCCTGTGAATAATCAAGAAGTGCATTTTTGTCTTGCTCGACAAATCCGTTATTTTGATTAGCAAAAATTGCCATAGCCAGAACCCGATCAGTAGATTATGGATAAAGTACCGTCACGACAAGAAGCCACGACCGGTAGTTGTTTTTTTGAATTTGCGCAAATTAACGGCTTTTGTGACATCCCTGGAAGCGGTCTCTCCTGCAAATCTGCGCGTATCAAATAAGGCCACAATCAACCGCCCGTTATCGCCCGCTGCAACCTCAATGTATCTAACAACATCGCCAGCGGCGTTTGTGGCCTCGACAATGGCAGCGCATGATGCGATACCTCTTGCCTCCTCAAGCGCTTTAGAAACCTCATCAGTAGAGGCGACCGCGAAAGCCTTTGCGAAAACCGTATCCGCCGCAGTGATTTGCTCTGAGCTTCTTGCTGATAGCGCCGACCTACCCGAAGCATCGGAATCCGCAACGGCAAACGAAGCGTCTCCGGCAGTCAAGACAAGCCTGCCAACTACAACATCCTTACCAGTGGCCGCGTCTGTTTGCAAAGCGTACAAAATAGCTGAGGCTGACTCACTATCCGATGCCCTGGAAACCTCTTTTGCGACCCCGTTGAGGTTTGATATTGCAGACTGAACGTCGTTTGAGGCGACGCTTTCTCGGCTGGTTGCAGACGATAAAGTGCGACCTGTGGTGGCATCCGCTGGTTCTAGCAGGTCAGAACCTTCGGCAAAGGACGAGGCAAGCCCAGACTGATCGTCTATAGCGCTCAATGAGGACTGGGCGTTGCCGAACACGTTGGTTCTGCCCAGAGCAACATCGCTGGCCGCTAAATCACTAGCAATCGACGCCAAGGCAAACATAACCGCCGAAATAGCGTCTCCGGCACCCGCGGATTCGGTTAATGCAGCGACATTGACCGAAAGCGCCGCTTCGTTGCTGAGCGCGTTTGTGGCTTCAGCGATTAACCCATTGAACGATACAACTCCGGATAATCCATCCAATGCCAGCGGTATGCTTTCAAAGTGAATTGCCGAATGGTCAGCCTTGGAAGACGACGTGTCTGAAGGCGTGGCCCATGAGACTATTGCGACAAACCTTGTCGCTACCGAGGACGATAAATCAACCGCCGAAGCACCTGCAACGTCACTACCATTTGTTTCCGCACTGGCAACAATCGAATCAACGGGATTGGCTTGTGAATCAGCTATTGCAACGGCAGAAAAAACAGCCGTGGCGCTGTCCACTGCCGTGCACGGATCGGTAGCCAATGACTTTGACGCCTGACTTGCAGTTGCGGTATCAAGCGCATCACCTCCATTGTCGGATTTGGCACTGGCTATTTGATTGGCGCTTTCCAAGGCTCCCGAAAAGACGGTTTCCGCACAACTAGCAACAAAAGACGCGACAAGTATTAACTCATCAACCGGTGACGCCGACTCAGTTGTAACCGAAGCCACGTTTGAGCTTGCCATGCCGCTATCAAACGCCAAGGAAGAATCTGACTGAGAGGAATACCCTGCCGCCCCACCGGAAACGCCATCGACAGCAGAGCCTGTATTGACAGACGCGGCCACGAACACGGATGAAGAAGATGGCGCGTCCTGAGCCGTTATGACTTCAGACGCGCCACTATTGGCATCCCTTAGACGATTCGAGACATCTTTAGGCCCTACGCTGCTCCAGCTCTCTGACGTTTGCCACCAAGCATTCCAGCCACTCAGTCGCTCAAACGCGTCAACAAAATGGACAGCCATTCGGCCACCTTATTACAAAGAAGCCGTATAAGAGACGTTCAGGGTATCGCCAGATTGAATAACCTTGTCGCCAGCCGCAAACAGACCGGCAGAATACAAAACGCCAGTCACGCCACCTTTGGCGCTGTTTGAAATCAAGAAGCAGCCCTTGATTGTGGTGTTTTGGCTAATTGAGAACACGGCAGCGGTAGACAAAGACTTGCTCCCGGCAGAAGCCGCACCCCACGCAGCGGTCGGACGTGCTCCCTGCGAGTAGTTCTGGTCTTCAGTCCAACCGGCGTGTAAACCAGCGGTATCGCCCGGAGCTGGTCCAGCACCATAGCCGGTTGCACCGATGAGGCCAACATACCAGGCGGCAGTGTAGGCTGAGCCAGCCAGATACTTATCAAGCGCATCGTTCTTGCCTGCGATGGTCACCAGATTGGTAATATCTTCTGACCAGCGCACGTTACCATTTGAATCTCGGCATTCAACCGAGTAGCGACCAGACGCTGCGGCCTCTTCGTGGGCACCCGACGAAATGCCTTTACCGGCACCAGCGCTACTTGTCGCGCTCAATGACTCGATATTATTTTGCATTTGCAATCTCCAGCTCGGACTCACCAAACCAACGGGTTTGCGACTCTCCGTTGCCGTCTGTGTAAGCCACCAAATACTCAAGCTCTCCGGCGCTCTTGTTAAACTGAATATCAGTTACACCGCCTTCGACCACAGGTGCGCGTAAACGAACCTGGTCACCTTCCTTAAACGCCGCCATGCTGGCCTCCGTCGTGTGATTGGTTTGAAACAAATTCAATAAAGTCAGCCTTTAATCTAGTGTCACGACCGGGTGGGTAGCGCCCAATGAAAAACGCCCGGATAACCGGGCGTTTTTGAGTGCCGGAACAGGTCCGATTACTTCTTGGCTTTGCCTTCAGCAGATTTGGCAGAAGCGGCTTCAGCAGCGGCCTTCTCGGCAGCTTCTTTTGCAGCAGCCTCTTCAGCGGCTTCAGCTTCAGCAGCGGCAGCGGCTTCAGCGTCAAGCTCTTCCTGGGTTTTTTCCTGAGTCTTAGACTTCGGGGCCTTGACCTTCTTTTCCTTGACGGCGGTGAAGCCCTCAATTTGAGCAAAGTATTCGGCAACCTCCGGCGACACTTCCTCTACGGAAATCTTGCCTTCTGGATGGTCTTCAAACTCCAGGTCGTTGATCTTGTTCGACGCGTGGCGTAGGGTGCAAAGAATGAACATGACTATCTCCTTGTGAGAATAGAGAGGAAGCCGAAGCCCCCTCTCTACTAATTTCCTACTAATCCTGTTACAAATTAGTAGAAACTTAACCGTGGATCATTCGCTTAGGCGAACGGTTTCCACAGAGCGCCAGACGGGACAATGTTCTTAACCAGAACATGCTGACGACGCTTGGTCACGCGGAGGTAACCGCAGATCATTTGCAGCCAGGGGATGATCGGGCTACGAACAGCAGCCATCGGGATTTCCAGCATCGGCATGTACTGCTTCCAGCTAATCGCGTGATCAGCAGGATTCAGGTTCAGCACGTAGCCAATGGTCGAACCAGGAATGTCCAGGTTCTTATCCACGACAACGGTGTTTGCACCGGCAGCGGCCTTCGGTACGCGGATCATTTCGCGGAAGTCGGTTACGGCATTGGTACCGTTCTTACGCGAACGATAGATGACGTAGCCGGTTTCCTGACCGCCCATCGACGGAGTGATTTCCAGCGTGGCCTTACCACCGGCAACCACAGCAACTTGTGCCGAGATAACGCCAGTCGATTGACCGCGGGCATTCACGCCAGTGACCAGGTAGAAGTAGTTGCCAGCGTGACCGGCACCAAACTTCGAGTCAGCACCACCGTTTGCATCAACAGCAACATCCAGTTGGGCGGGCTTGATGATGTCTTGACGGACGGCAACAGCCGGGTAACGGACCTGGAAAGGCTTCTTCAGCTTTTCATCACGGATGAATACATCCTGGTTCGTCTTGATTTCGCCGTAGCTGGTCTGAATACCCGAGACGTGGGTACCGAGCACGTTGTTGATAGCCTTATCGGTCAAGCCAACACGGAATGCCGGGTCCAGGTGGTTGTTCAGGTCGGTCTGAACGCTGGTGGCCGTGAAAATATCAGTCGGCGTACCGAACGAGTCGATACCGAAGATGGTTTCAGCAGCACGGGCAATCGGTTCCACCGAATTGAGCGGATTACCGTTCATGTCGATGATGTGGTCCGACGAACCCAACGAAGCGATTTGCGTGGCGATACCGTTGAACTCGGTAGGCACGACAGCATCGTTACCTTCAAACAGCAGGTATTCGATGTCGGTCAGCAGTTGCTTGGCACCGTTCGAGGCTTCCAGAGCCTTGGCGTCCACGATGTTGTTCTGGTTTTGCAGAACAATCGGGATTTTGCGGTAGGTGGACAGGTACTTAACCTTACCAACCATACGTGCGTAATCGCCGTTAGCCTCTTCAGCATCACCGTCTTCAATGTTGGTCGAACCACCAAGGAAGCCGCCTACACTGTATTGTTCGGTCCATTCGTCAACCGTTGCAGTAGCACCAGGCTTCGGCAGACGGTTAAACAGGTTGAAGTGCTTGTTATCCTGCACAGTGGCTTGCATCACGGTATCCAGCGACTGAATACGCAGAGCAGAACCGCCTGTCAGGCTTGCGGAATCGGTACCGTAACCGGCTTGGAGCGATTTTTGAAGCTCCGCCAGTTCTGCCATACCCATTTCACCGGCAACAGTTTCACCGCCACCGGCACTTTGCAGCATTTGTTCCAGAGACATATAGACCTCTTTCGTTGGTTAAAAATTACCCGGCAACACGGGAAACAATGTCAGCCGGTACATTCACGCCCGAGTTAAGGGCGATTTGTGCGCGACTCACATCCATACCGGTCAAACGACCGGCAGCTTGAGCCTGGAGGCACTTGGCAAGAAATTGCGGGCCGGTCATTTCTTCGCTACCAGCTTGCGACTTCGCCATTTGCTCCTGGCTAGGCTTTTGCACCAAAGACACGGTTGCTTTGCGACCGCGACCTTCAGACCCCAGGCTTGAAACTTGTTCCTGGAGCGACTTAATCAGTTGGCCTTGCGACTGGAGCATCTGGGATTGCGACTTAATCAAGTCACCCAGTTGACCCATTACGGCAACCGATTCAGATTCGTTAGTTTCGATACGGGACATCAGCGACTTGACCAGTTCGGTACCGTCGATGAATTCCTTTGTTTCGCCGTCTTCTGTGGTTGCCGAGAACGACTTGCCAAGGGTTTCGCCACCCTTGTCATCAGCGTCACCGTCACCAGCGCCGCCTTTGTCATCGGCATCACCGTCACCGCCAGCAGCGCCACCGGCAGCGCCTTCTCCGTTGCCATCACCAGCAGCGCCGTTACCGGCCTCGCCAGCGCCTTCGCCGTTACCTTCAGCAGAACCGGCTTCGCCGCCTTCACCACCCTCGCCGCCAGCGGCAGCATGGATACGTGCGTCGTCGGTATCACCTTGTTCGGCCATGCTCTTAGCAAGGGTTTCAAACTCTTGCATCAGTGCTGCAAAACTCATGGTTTTCCTCCTAGATATGGGCTTACCCCATGTTTGATGTCGGACAGGAATCGCTCGACGTATTCAGCGGCTACGTCAGCAGCCAACCCAAAACGCTCTTGCGCCGCTTGAACCAGATTCGCCGCCTTGAAGGACACGATTTCTCGCTTTGTCCAAAGGGCAGCGAACTTCTCGCGGAAATCCCAGTAGTTAAAAATCTGCCCACGATCCAGGCTTTGAATTCGCAGGGCACCGCCTCCGGTCAATGCGGCCACATCGGACACATGACCGGCTTCAAGCGCCTTCGCCCAGTCGAAACCGATAGGCGAAAACGACTTAGCCAGGGCACCAAAAGGCACCGTGGAAACAGCCATCAATTCGGGATTAACAGGTGTCTTCGAGAAAGCGACGTTGTTCCAACGCACCTTCTTAATCACGGCACGACGAGACTTCGATACCGGATCAAATTCGATTCCCTTTGCCAGCACTTGACCGCCAACAGACGGGTACCAGCGTTGCGGTGGGTTCAGGTCAACCAGCGACGACCAGAAAGCGTTTGCCTTCTCCGCAGCCGGGCCGGTACCAGAGTAGATTTGGCCTTTCACAAACGTGCGGCCATCACGCACCTGTACATCCACCGGGCGACCGATTTCAAACGAGTCGTAGTTGGGAATGCCACCCCAGCCTTTAGCCGGGTTTGGTGCGCCAATCTTTGTGAAGTGGTCAATGTCCAGGTTGCCAAACTTGAGGTAATAGTCGGCAGACTCAGAAAGAGCCTTTGCCAGAACAACCTCACCTTGGATGTCAACTGACTCATTGGATGCTTCGAGGTAAACGAAACGATCCCCGCCTTCTGCAACCGGCGTGGCCTTGAACATCTGAGTGATACTCAGGTATTCGGGGACTGCCCCCAAGAGGGCGTTGTCATCGGCAAGATTCAATTCGTTCACCATGAAAACGATTCTGGTGTCACGACCACAGGGCCGTGTCCTTTAACAAAATCTTGCCGTCACGACTATGTAATCAAACCCAACTGCCCGCGCTGCAAGGCTAGGCGCTGGTATTCGTCGGCTTTGGATGGATCGCTGAATGCTTCACCGCGCAAGGCTTGCATCTGTTCGTCAATTCGGCGTGTCTCAGCATCAGAAGATTCTCGGATGCGTTC